TAATTTCTTAGTGGCTTGTTCTGTAAGTGGCTTAACTTCTACGTCCTCTAACTCTGTTGTACTCTCTTTAGATTCTTCAACTACTTCCTCTACAACTTCTTCTACAACCTTCTCTACAACTTTTTCCTTCTTAGGTTTTGGCTTGTCTAAAATCTCTTGCTTCTTAGCTGCTAGAACTTCTACTTCGGCTTTTAAGTCCGTAAGTAATTCTTGTCTAAGCTCAGGTAAGATGTTAGAATTTTCTATAGCCTTAACTCTAGCCGTAACTCCGTTTGCTTTTTTATCAAGCTCGATTAACTCCGCTATATCTGTTTTACTTCTACCCTCGATATCATCGAAAGTATCTTTTATGTCTTTACTTATTTCTTTGTTTACTTGCTTAGCTTTAGTCTCTAAAGTTTTTAATACTTCCTTTTGTCCTTCAACTTCCGAAGTGTTCTCCGAGGTCTCTAACTCTGCAATCTCATCTTTCTTGTTTTCAATCTCACCTAATATGTTAGATAATTTCTCTGTATTGGCTATAATACCTTTTCTTTTAGCTTTAGGCATGAATGCTTTAGCCCCGAACCCTACTGCTGTAGGCGAGACGCTCATTCCGAAGCCCATAGCTGCGCCAGACGCAAGTGCGTCGATAGTATTGTCGAATACGTGAGTATTTGGATCGTCTAAGTACATGATATCCAAGGTGTTACCTGCGAACGCATTTACGAACTCTGCCGAACCTTCTTTACCTGCTGCTGCCGTTCCCCTCAATAAGGACGAACCTAAGTTAGCAATCTTACCAGATTTTCTAGCCGCTGTGTAAGCTCTCTTACCTTTAGATAAAATACCTAAAGAAACTCTTTCAGTAAGTATTTCAAATGCTCCGAAACCTACCCCTGCGAAATACATCTCTTGGTCTGATACTTTACTAGACCTATCCAACTTGGCAATTTTATCAGAGATGTCTTTGAACTCCTCGTCACTTAAAGTACCTGTTTCTACTAAGTCCGCTAGAGAAGAAATTTCCTCTTTAGCCGCTGTTCTTTCGTCCTCTAATTCACCAATCTTTTGACCACCGGATGCAGCACCTAAAACTCCAAGTCCTGCAGAACCACCACTAATGGCAAGTGTAGCAAGTACTGGTAATTGACTAGCAACTTGTTCACCTAACCAAGAGGAGAAAGTATTTAAGTCATTTATTTCAGATACAGATAACTGAGGTCTAAGACTCTCTCTTTGGTTACCTACCTCTTGTCTGAATTTAGTAAGCGTTTCTTTAGCCTCATCTCTATACTCTTGTGGGTTTGAAGACCCCGAAGTAACTGGCTTGAATCCAATACTCTTATCTAATATCTCGTCTGTAGCCAATGCGAAAGTGGCTGCACCTTCTCCAAGTGCTGCGAATTGTAATCTTGTAATATCTTTGTAGTAATCTAATCCACCGTAGTTCCTTTTCAATAGGTTTACCTCTTCATAGAAATCTCCAATGTCTTCCGTGCCCTCTTCGATAAGGTCTACGTTCTTATTGTAACTTAGCTTGATGCCCTCTAACTCAGAATATGCCGCCTTATATTGGTCTATCAAAACTTGTTGTTGGCTTGGGTCAACTTCCTCAATCTTTTCAACACCAGATTTAAGGTACTTGATTTTATTTACCAACTCCTTACTTTTCTCCTCCATCATCTTATTTTCAAATAAAATGTTTAGGTTGCTATTTTCTAACTCAGCTATTTTTTCTCCTGAGTAAGAACGCAAGTCCGCTAGTTGATCCTCAGTTAAGTCTTGTAAGAAGTTGATTTTATTCTTCTCCTTCTTAGCCTTAATAAGGTCATCTTTAGTATCAAATTTAAACACGGGCGCCATGTCGGCCTTAAATAAAAATCCCTCTGTATAAGCAGTAGCTACTTCCCAATTACTTCTCTTACCATCTTTCTGGTCTTGTATAACTTGTTCTATCTGCTTAAGTTCAGGAGATTTTATTTTACCGGCCTCTTTATAGGCGTTATATAATTGAGCGATTGGCTCATCTACTATATCGTCAGGAGCCTCGATTTGAGGAATCTCCGTACCATCATAACCTGAACCATCCGAGCTTAATAGAGCCTGACCATAGATAGAACTCGATCCCGAAGGCTCTCCTTTTTCTTTTTTTTTTAATGGTATTCCAAACTCATCTAACTCTGGGTCTGTTGGCCCACTAGATGTTTGTGCTTTTTTAACCGGTATTCCGAACTCGTCTAATTCCTCTTCCATTACTATATATTAAATTATTTTACGTCTACTCCTTTTCCTTTGAGTAATTTTATATACTCTTTTACTGTATAACCTGAGCCTTTAACTCTCTCCTTAATCTCTGACATTGAGATGGTATTTCTAGCAGGCTTGGCTGCCTTACTTTCATCTTTGCCTTTTGAAGTATTTCTACCTTCTTTGTAAGCTTTTTCCTTGTTCTCTAAGTACTCTTTAAGCTCACCTGCATCTTTAAGCTTTCTACCTTTATCCTCTGAGTAAATTTGTCTGGCTATCTCGTTGGCATCTTTAGGGTTTATACCCCCACCTACTTCTTTAGTTACAACCTCTTCGGATAACTTACCTTCTCTTACGTCAAAGGCGCTTATACTTTTGCCGGATGTCTTACCAACGTACTTAGCTCCTTCATAAACAATTTTACCTGCATCTGTAAGGTGTAATACTTTTACGTCTGTTTCGTCTCCTTTAGTACCTAATACAACTGAGGTTTTCTTACCTTTCTCATCTAGTTTAGGCATAGTAAATGATGTAGAAGCTCCTCCTAAATCTCCGCTAACTCCTGTTATACCGTCTTTAATTATATCTCCATCTTCTGTAGTCCTAACTTCAACACCGCCAGATCCTCCTGTGCTACCATTTGCAGCTCTATCTTTATCTGCTGTATCGGCAGTTCTCATACTATTTGCTGCGCTAGTTCTAGCAGAAACATTTACCTCTCTCTCGTCCTTAACGTCGTAGAAAGTTTTAATAGTGCTAAGATAAGTGTCTTCTATCTCTTGCATGTCTGCTTCTGTTAACTCAGTCTTGTCTTTACCTAAAGTATCTGACCAAATTGACTTAGCTATAGGCGTAGGATTTTTAGCCGTACCTATGTAACCTTTAACAAGTCCTCTGGCATCTCCTTCTATATCCTCCCAAGCTTGTTTAGAATAATGTGAGAAACTGCCATCTGGCTTTTTCTCTTCTCTCTTACCTAAATCTTTACCAATCTTTTGGGCCTCCTCAGAAATTTTGTATTCAGAGATTTGCTCTTCTAAACCTCTACCATCTAAAATCTCAGATAAGTTTATTTCTTCTATTATCTTTTCGCCGTCTTCATCAAGTACTGGCTCACCCTCAGAATCTACTTTGTAAGTAAGTGCTATTGCATTACCTCTAGAATCTACTTTTATGTCTAAATTAGTTTGTCTGAATACGCTATCTAATTGGTTAAGAGTTCCTTCCATCCAAGATGATAAAGTACCGTCTTGAACACCTGCTGCTACTGAGGCACCGTACTCGGTATACATCTTAGAAGCCTCTGCTAAGTTCTTAGAAAACCTTTTCAAGTTCTGAACTTTCAGTTGAACGTCTACGTTGTTTGCCATAGTAGGGTTAGACTGCATATCTTTGTATAGACTCCCCATCTCATCCCTTGCCGAGTTAATACCTCTGGCAAAAGCTTGGTCAATAGATTTAGTATTAGTTATTACGTCGGTTAATGTAGCGTAATCAGTTTTAAATGAATCCGTTAATTCTCCCCTTCTCTTCTGTCTAGCTGCTCTAGCCTCTGCATCTGCTGTAGTCTGAGCTGCTTTATTTGCGTTACCTGCTTCTGCTAACTCCCCAAAGTCTTCCTTTATAGGAGTAAGCTCTTTGTAAGCTGCGTATGTTCCTTTACCTGCCATTATTTAAAAGGGTTTTGGTTATTGTCTAAAAATGTTTTTGTGGATGCAAACGGATTACTGAAAGAAGAACCTCCTCCTACCGCTGCTGTTGCGCCTTTAGCGCCTCCGCCCATTCCTCCCATAGAGCCTACTGCTTGAATAGCGTCTCCGAATCCTGAGGCTGCGTCTTGACGACCAACTTCTAAGGCATTTCCTAAACCTGCTAAATCTTGCTGTTCTCTAGTCTCTGTCATGTTTCTAATAACTGAATTATCTGAGGCTCTCAATTGGTCTATGTTCTTTTGTTGCGAATCTAAATCTGCTCCGATTGCTCTAGAAGAGGCTACGTTGTTAGCTTGTACCGCTCCAACACCTCCTATAATTCCTCTTACTCCTCCCGAAGCTAATGCTCCTACGCTAGTTGCCGTAGCTCTGGCAAGTTCTTCTCTTTGAAGATCTGCACCTAAAGTACTGACTTCCATATCTTTATATGAATTTTCTAACGTTTGTCTCTCGTAATTATCTATAGCTTTCTGAGCTTTCTTCGCTCTCTTAGCTCCGTTTATACCTTTAACTATACCGCCTACGGCTGAAAGGCCTGCTGCTGCTGCTCCTACTCCCATGTTTTATGTGTTTTTATTTAATGTAAAAGTACGGAAAAAACAAATGTACTAAAAGAGTACTTTGTAATATTGGTCTACTTTAGTGTCCGCTACTTGGAATCCACTATCAACTAATCCCTCTACAACCCTCTCTGTATCAGAGGTAGTCCAGATTATTTTAAAGCCCATTTCTTTAAGCTGTCTAGATACTTCGGAGAACAAAAATCCGAGAGCTCCTTTTCTATGTATGTAAGGTATATCAGGGTTACTAACAGGAAACCCCAGAACGCAGAATGTAGATGGCGTCCTCCATATGAAAGTGCTATAAAGAGGGGTATCGCCACGATAAGACACGAAGGCGATATCCAACTCTTCAACATTTCTTGCAGGGAAATTATGGCCCTTGCACCATTTTTTGTATACTTCGTAAAAGTCTTTCGCATCGTGTTGTATTACTTTAAATTCCATACTACAAGATACAAAAAATATTTAAGACGGCCAACTTTTGAAAACTACACCATTAAGTGCAAATAACTCAGTTCTAGTATTAGTAGAATCTATCAAATCTATCTCAAAATTGTAACCTCTTATTTCACTACCCTCTACTCTTCCGTCCTTTTTACCGAACAAAAATGTTGAGGTCGGTACTGATACCGAAGACGTAAGTGTAACTGTATTGGCCAAAGTGCTGTAAGTTTGAATCTCTCCTAAACGAACCCCAGAGGAGTTGTAAAGGTCGTCTCCTACTCTAAGCGCTGTACCTGCTATACTTCCTTTTATAGTTATAGTCGAACCTGAGGATGATTGAACTTCTCCAATTCCGTAAACATCCTTGGCGGTGTAATCTCCCTCTAATTCGTTTCTTCTAAGGTACGCATAGAACTTCCCTTCTTTATTCAAAAATTCTTCTACAGACAAGCTAGTTTGTGTGATAGATACATTCTCGTCATTCAGGTAAGATTTAATAACTGAACTCCAAGGTTTATTCCCCTCAATGTTTATAGCCTTTAGTACTTTTATATCCGAAGGAGCCTCGTTCATTATCAACTTAATAGTAGACTCGTACTGAGTACCGTAGAAGTTATTTCTAATAGGGTTACTCTCGTCATAGTGCCTATGTAGCTGCCCTCCTTTGAAACTGTAAAATTTATTATTCAAAGAACCCATCCATTCAGGACTAAAAGAATAGAATGAAGGGTAGCCCGTCACTAAATTACTGTAGGCTGTTGTAAACACACCTTTCTCGTGTATTACATACTCCTTGTCTCTAAGGTCAAACGACCCGAACCTCTTGTTGTCCGGCCTAAGTCTAAAACTATCACTTAAGAAATCTTCCATACCAGAAGTTATTTCCGTGATTCCTTCTAGGCCTCTTCTAAGTAAAACACCTCTCCTAGCATCCGTAAAGAATCTAGAGTTTCCGTATGACGCATGGCTCTCAGGATTTTTTGAAATACCGTATTCTCCCGACCATGGTACAGGAGTGCCACCCAAGACATTAGTACTTTCCTTAATATTACCCTCTCCATCGGCATCTAATAAGACATCTTTAGAGTAAAGTACATTATGTATCTTATCCTCTTGGTATACCTCTAAGTTTGTTTCCGCAGAGAATAACTTTTGAATACTTCCATATCTGTCATCCATTTGCATGAAGTTGGCTGTAGACAAGTTAAATTCGTTTATTCCATTGTAATTGGTAGACTTTTCAAATGGCTTACTGTATGTAAGGTCTGCAATCCTATTATTTTGTCTATAGTCTTGTATAACCCCAGAAGGCCTGCTATCTATTTTCATAGACTTTTCATTGAATAAATCCTTTATCTTATAGCTCTCGAATGCGTTACCCCAAGCGAATGCGTTGTATACTGGTAGAGTCAACTCGGCCGGTGCGTTTGATGTTTGGTTAACATCCCCTGCGTGAGTACTTCTATGTAGTCCGTTAGAAATTTCATAAGTCCTACCTACCTCAAAGAACAATTGAGAATCATCGTTAACTGGTATAGTCTCGAAGATTATATTGTTGTTAAGCTCTAATATAGTCAAAGACGGCTCTGAGAATTTGTTAACTCTAACTCTTTCCCCACCGCTAAATCCTTTCTTAGACATAAAGCACATATTCATCCTAGACCCCGTGGCAGATATAGAAACTATTTGAGACCCCTCAGAATTACCTGACTCTTCTTCACCTCTTCTAAAGATAACTCTATCCGCTTGGTCAGAAGTTGGGTATTGTAAAGTGTCTATAATATTATCACCGTAGAACCATTCTTCTAAGTTTGCGTAGTCTCTAGTGGCGTTGAACGATTGAGTGTATTTAATACTGTTATCGTCGTCAGCTCCGTCACTAGCTGTATCGTCATATACTATTGTGATATTGGCCCCACCTTTAATAGTCTCACCTCCAACGGCTGTTTTTTGCTTACCTGCGTAATGCATAATAGCAGACCTCTTGGTTGTACCTGCCGATCCAGAGGCTTCACTACGTCTAACGTTTATAGTAACTTGCCCTGACTTTGCAGATAAAATCCAGTTATCATCTAAAGAGTGACCTGAAACATTATCAAATTTTACAGTTATTCCTTTCTCCATAACCTGATTACCGCCAGTTATGGCAATGTCAGCGCTATAAGTAAGTCCTCCGTCACTACTCCATCTAAATGAATCTGTAGCTCCTACTGCGTTTATATCTACTATGTATCTTATATCCGTGTCTCCTGTGTATGTTCCGGCAGAGGATAAATCATCTATACCAGTAGTACCGTAATAAACTGGCTCCTCTACATAGTAAAGCTCGTCGTTATTGAAGTTGTTTGAACTATTTGTAGACCTAAAACCGTATGTAACATTCTCATAGATTTGGAAGTCTTCTTCCCTGATTCTAAAGTCTACTGGCTTAATTTTAAAGTAAGTACCTCTAATTTGGTTTACCGTAGTTATAGAATCGTCCTCAGGATCTTCTAAGAAATTTTCTTCTTGGTTAACTAGCTCTAATACTCTAGTTTGAACCGCCTTATCTAAAACTTGCGTAGAGTCTGACTTAACATAGATAAAATCACCAACATCAAATTTATTTTGTTCGTCGGCTTCAATTTTAATCCACACGTATACGCCATCTTGGTAAAAGATAGATGGTACAATTGTTTCATAGTCAGTTCTAGTTTGCTTTAAGAAGAATCTGTATTTAGTTGCCCAACTAGGCGCCTCATTCTCAATAGTAACTCTTAGCTTATTTTGGTCTACACAATTACCGTTACTAACGTGAGTTGTGTTTGTAGGGCTAGTAAGAACGGTCGTCATCCTTCCGTAATCATCTAAGTAAACTATACCAACTTCGTAACCTCTATTACTTTTTAAAGTAGCTCTAGGTTGTCCGCTAGGTACTGAGGTAGATAACACCTCTACTGAAAAATCTATCTTGATTCTGTTACCGGATGCATCCTCTATGTTGTATCCCTCTACGTAGTTACCTAATACAATTCTATTACCGATAAGCTCTAAGGCCTTGGCTGAAAGTGGTACTGCGTCGTAAAGTCTACTAAGTTGGTCTGACGGTAGAACCGTAGATATCTTATTATTTGAAAATGTAAATGTCTTTGTTTCTCCGTTCCCCCAGTTTTCTTCTTCTTTATTAAAGCTTTGTACCAATGATACATTGCTGCTACTAGACTCCTTCATAAGTATATCGATACCTACAACTTCACCTACTCCTGTATTGAAGGAGATGTCTACTGTATTGTATTGATTCTCCATAGACTCGTTAGAAGATATAGAGTAATCGTAGTTAAAGTTTTTTGGTGAGAATGCAGTCTCAGTAAATGGAGAGAATGCGCTGACCTCACCATCGGCATACTTGTACCTGTAAGAAAACCTAAGGAATCTATTAAGTAAGTTATTTTCTTGCTCTGTGTCCGTTGTACCTAATACCATAGTCGGTGAATACAATGGAGGAGCTTTTGCTAAAGATATTTGAGAGTCGTTGAAACCATTCGCAGAATATCCTTTTGCTGTGTTTATATTTATAGACCTTATAGGATTAATCCCGTCAGTCCAAACAAGTATTCTTTTATTACTGTCTGTATCCACGATAACCCCAACACCAGTAATAAGGTAGTCAGGGTTAAAGTTTAATACGTTTGCTGTAGTGTCTGTCAAGATTATAGTAGACGAATCTAAAATAGTGTCGTACTCTATTACATAGTCTCCTGTATTTGAATTAACAAACCAGTAAACCATATCTGCCGAGCTATCAAAAAAGGCCCCCAAAGTATTAACTGTACTCCCAAGAGGAAGTGTTGTTAATTGCTCTGTAGATAGGCAGTTCTCTATTGCCCCTATATCTGAACCTTGTGAAGTGCTTAGCTTTATATTCAAGGCATCTCTATACTCTCCGTCAGGCATAAGTCTAGAGTCAGCACCCTTGTTCATTTTTCCAGATGTAAATAAGTTTTTAATTTCTATCATTGTTTTTAATCTTTAATCCATCTTGACCCACCTTTAAGAACTTGCTTAATGTTGTCGTAATTAACAGGGTTTATTCTTCTTTTGGCTATCCTTCTAAGATTCCACCACTCTTTTTCGGCTCTATATTTCTCATTGGCCGGTACGCTCCTATTTCTCTTTACTAAATTGTAGTAAATAAATGAATCTAAGGCGTCCTCAGCGAACTTATGTATTTTTATATCACTATCATCCCTTTGGAACAGTCCGTCGCTTATGTAGTCTAAAACTACTGTTCTCCCGTCTACTGCCGATGAAAATTGTATCTCTCCTTTAGTCTTGTCTATTCTATAGCTACCATTCTTATACATCTTAGACCTATCTAAGTTGAAAGTTGGAGAGCTTCCGCTAGGTGCCTGCGAGTCTATTCTCTTACTGTTCTCCGGTAAGTTTTGTATGTGGCTACCTTTTAAGATATCTCCGTTTACGTCGTATAAAAATTCGTAGTCGTTTGCTTGTAAGAACGCTTGAGATAAGTTATTACTCTTGTCTACTGCAAGAGGGTGCAATTTACCTGTGTCGTCTACCCATGAAATTCTAGTGAATGCTATGTAGTCATGTGGAAGGGGTATTGTTAATGTCGGACTTAAATCTAGTTCTATAGATATAACCTCGTTAACTACGTCGAAGTATAATTCCCTAACTCCTTTCTTTCCGAATAGTGCTACTCTGTTTCTATCTGAGTTTATAGTGTAATCATCGTCGGACATCCCGAACATGTAGTTACTTATTATCTCTTCTAATGTCGTGTATTGATACTCACCGAACTGGCTAGAGTCGCTGTAGTATTCATCTAAATTTGTAAAGTTATGTAATGCCATTGTACTCTATTTTATTGTTCGTCTCTTATTTCTGTTTTCTCTTTAAGTTTCTCAGCGTATTGAGTAACTTCTACTTCTCTTATGTGAATACCTAAGTAAGATAGCATTCTAACTACTATGTTAGAAAACTCTGACTCGTGTAGCTCAAAATCTTGGAAGTCGTCCGCAGAAGGGTTGAAGAACTCTCTGTCAAAGGCTGTTGAGTAAGTCCATTTAGGGTCTTTCGGAATCCTTACATACCTGCAAGTAACTCCTGATACTATTGTGGTTGGTGATACTGATATTTTATTCCCGTATCTCTCGTATGTTGGGAATGTTTCGCTAGGCTTCATTAGAGACGTATTAGCGAAAGAAAATCTTTGGCCCTCCATCTCAGAAATTACTTTACCATTGTAGTCTAGTCCATTGTCTTTTATTTGGTATAAGTTGTCCGGTAAAAGAAAGTCTGAACCAGTTGATACAACTAAGGTAGCTTTATCTGAGAATTGGTCTATCTTCTGTCTTTGGTTGAATGCCAAGTTAGAGTATCCGCTACTGGTGGCTCCTCTGTTCTGTTTAATCTTATCTCTATTCTCATCCTCAAAATAGGCTCTGAATATTTCTGATTGTACTTGCTTGGCTATTAAGTTAAGTTCGTCAGGAGAAGGTACGTTCCCTCTGACCTCTTTATTTACGATCGTCTTTAAAAGGTCGAATGCTTTGTTTATCATCTTATCTATTTTTATGTATTACAAATATACGGAAAAAAGAAAAGCCCCAAAGGGGGCTCGTCTTAAAATAGTAAGTGATTGTTTTTTATCGTTTAGAAATTTCCTTTGCTACTTGGATACCTTCTTCTGTACCTAAGTACTTAGCGAAGAAATCTAAGTGGTTTTGACCCGAAGGAATTACGCAAATTGCTGTCTTGTTATCCGTCCACATTACCTTGTTTCCGTCTGCACTAACTTGGATTACTCCTGAGTCAAATGAGTGTTGGGCAAGTGCCATTCTTTGTATATCTACGTCGTCAAACACGGTAACCTCGCCAGTCTCGCTATCTACGAACCTGTTTAAGTTAGTCTCAACCAAGCTGTAAAGCTCGTTCTTAACTTCTGCAGGCTCCATTTTAGATGCGCTTAAAGAGTCATTGTTTAATACTGATACGATTAAACGTAGTTCAGTCATTCCAGTTTCTTCTTTAGCTTTTAATCTAATAGCTTGCTTAACGTCTAATTTGATTTCCTCGATGTCAGCGAACACTTGTGCGTCTGCTGCTGCGTCGATTAGTTCAAATAAGATACCTCTCTTTGGGTGGTTTTCTAAAAAGTCTTGTGTTGTTTTTTCTGATGCTTTTGTGCTTAAAAGTCCATTAAGGAACACGATTGCTCTAACTACCGCCTTGTCAGATTGCTCGTCTACGAAGATTGATTTTTCGTTAGGGCAATGTTTGATGGCTCTTGTAGATTGTGATTCCTCATCCCACACAAGTAAGTTGTTGTCTCTACCTGTCTTAATAGTGTAAGTAAGTGGTTGGAAATTTAGTAGTCTGTATTCTTTTTCTTGTAATACTGTTTTTGATGCTGCTGCTTTTGTAGCTGCTTTTTTTGGTGCTGCCATTTTGTTCTGTTGAATTAAAGTTAAATTATTGAAATTAAAAAAGGGGGCGATTAGACCCCCTTAGTTTTATTACTCCCCTTCGAAGATCATGTAGTTGTTTGCACCGATGGTACTAACACCTCTGTCCGCTAAGTGGTGAACTCTCATGTGATCGTTACCATCCGTAGGAGCGTTAGTTCCAACAGATCCGGTGATCCATGTTTTGTGTCTTCTGTTCTCAGAACCTTTAACTCTGTACTTGATAGACAAGTAAGGTTTAGTGATTCTGTCTGCTTGTGGGCTTGAACCGTCGTATACTTCTGTATCCCCGTGAGGTACAAGTAAACCACGTACTTTTCCGTTTGCAGGGTCAACTGCTCCTAAAAGTGTTGGGTCATTTAAGATTTTCCAATCAGACTTGTAGAAGTTATAAGAACCTCTCTTGAATCCTCTGAATCCAAGGTTGATAGCCATTTGCTCGTCGTTATCGAACATACCGTAAGAGATACCTCCTGAGTAACCTGCGTTTAACTCACCTAGTAAGTCATCGATAGCTAAAGACTGGTCTCTATCTACGTAGAACATGTACTCTCTAATCTTACCTTGTGCATCGAAACGCTTCAAGATAGTATCGAAATCAGCAATTGTAGTTGCTAATCCTTCGAACATGTTTCCTCTAGTTCTTACAGATTGGAATAGTCCTTCTGAACCATCGTAACCTGCTGCTCCGGCCTCTGAACCTGCTTCTGCAGACTCACCTTGTAATAGACCCATTTCGATCCTGTCTTCGAACCTACGTCTACCATCTAGCTCTGATTGTAGATACCAAACGAAACCTCCGTTATCTGTCTCAATCCAAGAATCTTGTGTAACTTCCGATCCATTCGCCAAGTAGTTATCTCTTGCGATGATAGTCTTGTTGTTAAGAACCGTGAAGTCAGTCTCAAGGCTTCCGTCCATAGGGCCAGATCCTTTTAAGAACTCTGTGTGAGAGATAAACGCTTTGATTCCAGTTGCACCTACAGACCATCCTGCCGCTTTGTACGGTAATGCTGTAAATGTATTAGGTGTGATAGCTGAAATACGTCCAAGTTGGAAAGATCCGTTACCTGAACAAGCTACTACTTCACCTATTCTGAATACGTGACCTGCTTGTGTGAAGACGTTACCTGTACGAGCTACTGACTCGTAAGATGTATGTAAACGTCCTTTCTCCGTCCAGATGTATTGATCCGAAGAAATTGCTTCCTCGCTACCAAGGTTGAAAATCATACCTGTAAGAGACTGGTCTCCATAGATAGATACCAACTCCTCGTATGCGTCTGGGGCGAATTGATTAGTGTAATCAAATACGTCGATGTAGTTAGTTTGGCTAGGTGCCTTAACTGAACTAGGCGAAATTTGATAGCTTGGTACTGTTGTTAATGCCATTTTTGTTATTTGTTATTTGGTTGTGTTTCTTACTTTTTTCGTTTGAAACGTAATTTAGAGCCTTGTCTACCTCCTGTTATGTTGTTTACAACACTTTCTATATTACCTTTCTTTGTTGTCGGCTTTACCGGAGTAGGGGTTCCATCTATTGTGATGTTAGCTCCTACTTTAATTTGTCCTTCTTTTCCTGATTCAACTCCTTGATTATAAGCAGCTTGTATCATAGCGTCGAAATTTGTTACTTTTGCAACATCTTTAACTACATTAGCGTGATTGTAAGAACCATCTTCATTATACCAATGGGGCATCTCTGCGACCATTTTAGGTAAATTTCTTTTAGTCTCCTCGGGGATGTTGTATTTTAACGTCATTCCCTCTTTCAAATTCAGCTCTATAGCTTCAAGAGATTGAGATTGTTTTGAAATGTTCAAGTTATAATCCTCAGTAGCTTTTGCACTAGCCGCTTGGGTATCCTTAAACTGATTAGCAAAATTGATAGCCTCTTGTTGCTCTTTTGTCAGACTAGCTTGTTTATTACCCTTAGGTAAATTAACTTTACTAGACTCTAACTTTTCTCGTCCTTCTTTGGCGAACTTCTTAAGATTTATGTTTTTACGCATTTTATCTCCGTCGTCGTCATAGTTCTCATCGTAAATATAGTCTTTTAATGAATACTCTATTTCTTCGTCTGTGAAGTTTGGAAACTCTTGGGATAGAATCTCTCTAGCCACGTCCAAGTCCTTCATACTTGAAAAATCTTTATTGTATTCAGACCACTCTGATAAGTTTAAACCTGTGTCTTCTTTCCACTTTAAAAGTGCTTCTACCTCCGGATCAACTTCCTTCTGTTTAAGATCGTCTACACTACTAATACTTCTACCTAGCCTCTCGCTCAATAATGATAATAGTGTTTCTTCTGTAACTTCTGGTGTAACCTCAGGAGTTTCTACTGGTTTAGGAACTTCTGGTTTTACTTCCACCGGCGGAACTGGGTCTGCAATTCCCGTTTCTACTGGTGGTATATTATTTGTAGGCTCTACTACTGTAGGCTCTACTATTTTTTCTACTGGTGGTGTAGGCTCTACTACTGTAGGCTCTACTGTTGGTGTAGGCTCTACCGTTGGTGCAGGCTCTACTGTTGGCTCTACTGGTGGTGTTGGTTCACCAGAAGGAGCTTTAGAAATACCTGATATAATAGATGCTGCTCTACTTAGGTTATCTCCTTGTTTTTTGAAAAATGCCATATTGAATTGAATTTAGTTTGAAACTACCTTACAAAGATAGTAATTATTATATATGCTTTTTTTTATGCTGTAAAGTCGTCCATTCCTAAGTCACCTGTGATACTAGTGTTACCGGATCTGAAATCGATGGCCTCTCCTCCACCTTCTTTACTTTGCTCTGACTTAATCTTAGACTGCTGTGTTGCTTGTATCTTAGTTCTTTCGTCCTTTCTGTCTTCCTTGTATTTCTCCAAGTTTTTAGTGTTCTTATCAAGTTCTACTTGAATACCTGTTTGGTAGAAATATTCGTCTGACATAAGTAACCTCTTAGCCTCTAGCTCTCCGTTAGTTTTAAGCTCCGCACTCTCTCTCTCTAATAATAGTATTTGCTTCTTAAAGTCGAACTCCATTGACATTTCACTTTGCTTAGCTTCCGCTGCTGCTTGAGCACCCTTAGCAGATGCTTCTCCGTTAGCTTCAATTTTTTCAAGCTCTCTCTTGTGATTTTCCTCTATGTTCTTCTTCTTTCTTATTTTAAGCATTTCATTAGCTAGGGTAATATTCCCTATTCTTCTAATGTCAATACCATCTACTGTAGAAAGTCCACCTGCAGCAATCTCGGCCTGTATGTTATTCTCTAACATGGCTCTATCTTGTGCGTCTGGTTTAAGCTTAATAGTAATACCAAAATCGTGTAAGTGAAGGTTTTGTATAGACTTCAATACATCCACATTAACTTTACCTATAGAATTTATGTAAGCTTTCTTAAGATTAGAATACTTGAAAATATCCTTTAGTCTCAATGAAAGTCCATTGGCTAAGTACTGTGTTATTTTAAGTTGAGAATCTAGGATGTACCTAGTCGCAACGTTGGATTTATTTTGTTGTGCTTCTAAAGCTCCGTTAGAAGTTCTAGGGTCTGGTAAAGTACCGTCGGCACCTTGGCCTATACCAATAGCTTCTCTGAATAAGTTCAAATGGAAGTTGTAAGAGTTCATTAATTGCTCTAAACCTGCCATACCACCGTTACTAAGCTCTTTAATAGGCATAGCTCCGTTATTATAGTTACCATCCGCTAACTTAGAAGTACCTAAAAGGTTACCCGTTTCATCGTAGTACCTGATTAAGTCTAAAGGCCCGAAGGTGTTACCCTCTCCCATATCTAATTCTTGTAGTCCGTCAACATCTATCCATATTCCGTTAGGTTTAGCCTTGGCAATGAATTGTTGTATCTTAACTTGAATTTGTTGTAATTGGTCTATGTATTGAGTAACTCTCCCAACTAAAGATTGGATACGTCCTTGGTATAATTCCGGTGCGTATACAACGTAGTTAGACATAACTTTATTGTTTATGTATCCCTCTGGTCTAAGCATGTTAGTACACTCTCCATAGTTGAATAATAAATCTGTACCTATTACTAAAGAACCTTCGTACCATACTTCATCCACATTCTCTAGGATGTCGTACTCTTTAAATCCTTGTTTTTCTTCTTTGTCTAGAATACTTTGAGGTTTGATATAATCAGAAGGTTTTTCTATTATTGAGAATCCTCCGTTTTTCTTATACTTCTTTTTGTATTTAGTTACCTTAGTCGTCTTGAATGTGAAGTCTAATACATCTACTTGGTAGTTTGTTAAATCCTCACCTCTGTACCAGAACTCATTAGATATTTTATTATATGCACCCCATTCTTTTGAAACGTTTGCATATTTTTTAAGCTCGTCTTGAGAGAACTTCTTACCTGATAATCTTTGTACTTCGTTAAGTGTCAACCTTCTAGCTGATCCGTAGTAGTATACATTTTCAAAATTACTCCTTGTTGGGTAAGACCAAACCATATCCGCAGGGTCTCTATACTCAGCAACTATTCCTTTTGTAGGGTCAGTTCTGTGGTGCATAGCGGCCACGCCGATCTCTGTCAAATCTTTCAACATCATTTTTTGAGTCTCATCGTACTCGTTTAACTCTAAGGTGTATTTTAAAGCTTGTTCTATAGCTACCTCAATGGCAGGCTTATAGTTAAGATTCATATGAAGGTCTAGCTCTTCATTACTGTCAGGTATTTCTCCTATTCCCTCTGGGGATAAGTCTATACCTAGTAAATTTTTAGCGTCTTCTAACATAGGTTTTGCAACCATGTTCTTTTGAAGTATGTCTTTATACTCGTCTCTTAAGCCTTGTGAAATTCCGTCAACAGCTTGGGCATCTATTTCATATAGACGCTCTAGCATTTGGTTTACTACTAACTTAATAAATTTAGGAAGTATTTGAATAGGTCTCCAATCGTAATTGGTATAAGACTCTCCATCTACTCCATCTGAAATAAGTTTCTTAGTTAATCCGGTATCGTGTTCACCTCTAGCGTACTTTCTAAGCTCGTGGAACTTAGCTTGCTTATCATAAAACTGGCTATCCGTGCCTCCTGATTTAATAAAGAACCATTCGTGTTCTATTAACTTACCGAACTTCAAACCATACTCTTCACTTCCTTTTTCTTCGGAAGATGCGAAAGGGTCTGGCTGAGTTCTGTGAGCTGCCATTTTAAGGCTTTTACTTTTATTATTCATCTATCTATTTTATAAGTGTACTGGTGTGACCCGTGTTTCTATATTTTCTTATCAAAGATACGTTTTTTTCCTTATCATTCTTTTTCTCGATAGGGTTGTATCTCTCTCGTTGACATCCCATTATGGCTAATCCACTAGAGATGGTTGCATCATGGGCAGTTCTAGCACTTGGATTGAATATCATCCAGTCTGAAATAGTGTCGTTAAAGACCATGTTACCCATGTCTCCCTCCGGTCTGTATTTTATACCTTCTGGCGCTGTACTAACTCCTACGTGACATTGTATAAAAGTTCTAATACAGTTTTCGTGAGTATCTAAAATATCCTTACTCTGCATTGGCTGTCCTCCTAATACTAAATCATCTCCGTCTAGTTTCTTCTTATCTACTCTATTCATTGAGAATGGTCTAGATCTGTTAGAGTAAATGTATCTAACAAAATCTCTCCTGTTGTTCTCTGCTAATATAGGTAGTCCGTAGAACCATGCCGCCATAAATATATCTTCGTTAAATATGTCCTGTGTTGCAGGCCTATCTAAGTATTCAAAGAAGAAGAAGTTTGTCGGAACTCCATGTGCGTTAGGTTTAGAGTACCCGTGGGCAGCTCCTTTAGACGCTTTATTTTTACCTTGTACGTATGAACCAAAACAATCGACTCCTATACAACCGTAGTCGTTCATTGGAGTGTATAAGTTTCTTACAGACTTTACATTATTTCTAAGGTGGTCTGTGTTATCTCCTTTGTTCGGCATCCAAGCTATCTTGAACCTACCTCTATCATCCGGTATAAACTCTACCTTAGAGAATCTTACGTCATTTTCCCATTTGAAATTACCTCTAACGTATTGACTCTTAACAATAGACACCTCTTCGTTGTTATCCCATTGGTCAGTAAGTTTAGTAAGGTTGAATACACACTCATCTGCCTCATCCCTCATAGCGTGAGATTCGGTCATAGGGAATGCTCTGTATGCTGCGTTAAGAGCTACATCATCTGTATTCTTTGCATCATTGTACATCTCTTTAATAGCCTGTATAGAACCTTTAAGTATTGGCTCTCCGAACACGTTAAGGGTTCCTTTTGGAGGAGTTTCTTCCCAACACTTACCATATTTATCAATACAGTTTTCGTAGTTGGTGTGCGCTCCCATAAAGTAAGAGTACAATTTAGTTGAGGTAAACCCTGACTCTTGCCTCTCTGAGACCTTAGAGTTTCTATAAAGTATTTTAAAATCTTCACCACCGGCATTTAATTTACCCATAGTAGACCCTAAGAATACTTTACCCACTACTCTACCACCACGGAAGGTTGTAGGTAATAGTGTACCTAAGTGTTCTATGTAACTTGCTCTATCCCATTTAGCTGATTCATCCCCAATATACAACTTCATGTGTCTACCATCATAGGCCTTAACCTTGGTAGCCTCGAAGTCGGTCATACTGTTCACATAACCATCTGTAGTTGTATCTTTTTTCTTTTTCTCGTCCTTACTAGAGTTTGATGGCTTACCAAAAGCTAAGTTAGTAGGAGAATCGACTTTACCTTTATAAATAGGTTGGAAGAAGAACGGCCATTCTTGAAACGTATAAGACATCTTACCAAAGGCTACTCTGGCATCATCATCCGTCATCGAAGTCAATCCTGTTCTGGCTCCTATAACCCTAGTTACTAATTCTAAAGAATCTGACATCATCCCATAAGTATACCCCGTTTGACGAGACTTAAGGAATATTTGACCCATAGACCTAGAATCTACGTAGCAGGCCTCTTTATGGTAGTAAAGTAAAAGTTGAGCATGTCTATAAGTAGGGTATATCTGGTCATCAAACATCTTTCCCCATTGTAATTGCATCCAATGTCTAGGAGACAACCAAGTAGGTTTTCCGTTGTTGTAGAACCAAAGACCTTCTCTTCTTATCCTAAACTGCTCTAATATGTATTCTGTAAAAGGCTCGGCATTGTCAGGGGTAAGGCCTTTAGGCAACTCTTCCCTTCTCCAATACTGATCTTCTTTCTTTTTATCGTGAAATCTTATTTTCTTTCTGTCTCTAGGTGGTAGTGGTAGTTGAACCCGTAGTCCATCTAACTCTATAATCTCACCTCTAGAACCTTTTGGGTCAATAACTACTGCGTCGTCCTCTTCATTATACCACTTTTTATAGTAGTTTTCTAGAGGGAAAAACTCTCCGTATGCAAACTTTTCTGCAAACCCTCTGGTAAATTCTGCCTCTTTTAAGATTACTTTACCTGTTTCAAACTGGTGCCTAAGTTCTATTAATGAAGAATCTAACTCGGTTATAGAGTTAAGTATCAGTAACTTAGTCTGGGCAGCTAGCTTATGCTTGTGGGCATCTAACAAGTCGTAATCGATCTTTGCTACTAATGCCTTCCTTAAAGTCTTAAGTGAGGACTCTCCTGAATTTATTAACTTCTCTACGTAGTTTGTAAACTTTTTATCCGATGGAGAATTTGGACTATTTACCCATTTAGAAAGTAACTCCTTAGCTGTTTTGAATGATGTTAATTTTGACTCCATGGCAGCCTTAACCTTATCAGGCTCTATGGCATCTACTACCATCTGATAATCTAGACCCTCTATAACTATGTCTAGTGCTAATTCTATGTCATGGCTTAATCCTATCATATAACTGCTAAAATGTCGTTAGTTCTCATTTTATAATGTAGTACACCCTTAATCATGTACTCGTGTTCTGAATCTTGTTGAAAAGCTACTTTATCCCCTGCCTTAACTCCTTTATCTAAGAGCTCTCTGTTTGGATAGGCCATTATTCCCACTAGAGGAACCATGCCTTTGTACTCTTCTTCTATCACCCTTAGTCCGTTATCTAGAACCTTAGGCTCGGATTCTATAGGCCTTACAAATACGAAAGGGTCTATAGCTTTCCAATCACTATCACCCTCACTCATGTACATAAATATCTCTTCTGTCGGAACGTAGTATTCATTCTCGGTGATCGAGTACTCGCTAGGCTTCCTTTTTCCTTTGAGGCCCCAAGACTTTCTGCAGATGTTGTGGTGAAATAAAACTAAGTCTCCCTCTTTGACTAGAGCGCCTTTAGGGGAACTTACTACTTTTCCTACTCTGTTAATGTGCTCTACACTCTCTATTGAGTTGTTTACGGCCATTGTTTGAGAGTCGTTTAGTTCCACGTGGTTGTTATAAGAATTTTCCACGTGTACTATAAAATATATGGTTGCTTTCATATTACTTAAAGTTTACATCGTATTCAAATTCTATCACTTTACTATATGGTATTGTCTTCCATATAACTGTGGTTTTACCATTGTCTGCAGTGACGTAAATATCTATGTATCCTTTATTTTCTTCTTCCTCTATAATGTCAGTAATTTCTACTGAACGTCCTAAGTATTTTATAGTTTTTACGTAAGCTATACAGTTAGAGAAATTATCTCCTACTGTTATTTTTCTAAATTGTTTCGTTGCCATTGTTAGATTTTATTAAATTAATACTTATACAAATATAAAGAAAATCGCCTTACACTAATATTATGTGCTCGGCGACTCGTTAATCTAATATTATAGCCCCAGTCATGTATAACTGAGTATTGTTTGGTAGGTCTGTTGCTAGTACCGCTAGTGAAGTGCTTCCTCCTATCTCTCTAAAAATAAAAGTGCCATCTCCGTTTATTGTACCGTGATACTGCTGATCCTTGAAGAGGCAGGTGAACACCTGATTATACTCTAGAAGTTCTCCATCTAAAAAGTCAAAACCAGATATAGAAAGTAGCCCTGCAGTTCCTCCGGTGTCAGAAGTGGTTAGAGTCTGTATATTAATTGTAAAATTAATAACTTTTCCCATTTTTACATAAGAGCCTAAGGAAGTACGTTGGGTATATGAATACCTTCCGCCAGAGTCTCCTAGAGTTGCAGTAAAGGTTCCAGTCTCCTGAGGAGATATATCATCAAGGTATGCTATTGTACCACTTCTATCTTGAAACGAGTGAATCCTGTTTGCTGAAAGCCCATCGAAATTTAGTGTTCCAGAGAACTTAATTCCACCGGGTTTGAAGGTAAACCCCTCTAACCCAGAACCAGTACCTACTGCTGAAAAGTAGCTGTGTGTAGTGGTGGTACTATTCGTTTGCAAGGATGTCGATGGATAAATAGTAATAAGTCCATCTGATCCTAACTTACCTACTCTAAGACCGCCGGTTATGTATACAGAACTATTTGCGGTTATAAGGTCGTCTGCTATTATATTCTTTGTCCTAACTACCCCATTGAAAGTTTTTGCAGCGTTTACTGTTTGAACTGTGTCTAATGTTACGTAGTTATCTTGTTGGAAATCTATTCCATCCTCGTCGTCGTTTACCTTTAATATCCAACCTTTTCTAAATGAGTAATCATCGGGAGTATCAGTCAGGCTTAAAAACGTAGAGGTAGACTCTCCGAATGTCAATCCAGTTCCTTGGGCATTTACCAATACTGACTTTCCGGCCTGTGCCACATAAGAAGATGGAGTATCTGATAAACTTAAAAACTTAGATATTGCCTCTCCAAATACTACCCCATCCTCGTCGTCGTTTACTATTATCGACTTACCTGACTGACCTGTAAAAGTACTGGGAGTGTCTAATAAACTTAAAAATGAGGATGCTGATTCACCGAATATTAGGCCATCTTCGTCGTCATTTACTATTAAAGTTTTTCCAGACTGGCCTTCAAAACTATTAGGTGTATCTGGCAAACCTAAGAAACTATTCCTTAAGGCTATTATATCTCCAATCAGGTAGCTTCTAGTCCTTAGGTTATCTTGGCTATCTGTTCCTATTAAATAATCTTCCGGTGAAGGAGATGCATCATAGTCGTATATCTGTGTATTTTTTATTCTTGCCATTAGTTTATCTATTATTAATTATGAACATAGGGCTATGCTACTAACCACTTGCCCTTGCGCACTTACTCTTATTAAATATGAACCTGTTCCTGTTGTGTACTCGAACTTAAAATAATCATTAAGTCCGTTCATTGGGAAGTTTAGGTTTGAATCGCTGTATATTATATCTCCAATCCTAGGATAACTTGCAGTGCTTCTGAAATACCTGAAAACACTTGTTGTTAAGACGCTACATGCGTTAGATAATGTACTTGTTCCTGTATTTGACATTACAATCCTAGTTGTGGTTTCCGTTGTTACATTGCTATAGTTTCTAAAGTTCAATAGGCCGTTCTTACTGCCTGCATAGCTAGAGTCAAACCCATTTGCAGACGACACCGAAAAGCACTCCTGTAAACTAGAGTTAGACGATAAGCCTAACTCTGTTGTTACATCTTTAAGGTCAAATGTTGTTGTGTTTGGTACTGACATTATAATAAATTATCTACTATTAAGTTTAGTTTTTCTTCTAACATTTCAACCCTCTCTTCCAATTGAGCATTCTTAGCACAAAGTAAATCTATATACTTTACTGTCAATGACTCGGGGTCGCTTTGGTCTACGAACTCTGGGTTTGTTTCCAATAACTCTTGAGCTACAACACCCACTCTAAATACACCCTTCTCTGTGTTTAGTTCAAAAGATTTCCATTTTACATCTAGATTACTAGAGTCATAGTCTTCTATATTATTCTTTCTTCTTTTATCAGAGTTTAGTATAAAGTTAGACGCATAAGCAACACCAAGTTGGTATGTTCTACCACCAGTTGAATCTAAGAAAATTCTTGCATTACCGTCAGATGCTATATAACATCCCCAACCTGATGGAGTTGTACCTAAATCGGTTGAGTTAAGAAAACTGGCTGCACTTTCTGAAAACCCTATTCCGTACATCGGACCTAAATCAAATTCATTAGGTGTATAAGAAGATCCTATACAGTAAATTGGATTTGTCCTATTAGCATTCGCCCCTACATTGTTATAAGACCCTTCTAAATGACCTGAATTATGCGATAACCTCCCATACGCCCCTGTTGTTGTATAAAAATTATAATCCTGAAAAGCGGTAATACCGTTACTAGACGCTCCTAGTATTGGATTAAAATTGTGTATTCCACTATTACCAAGTCTAATTTCACCGTTATCGAAACCATTGGTGAAGTACATAGTACCTCTGTTACCCATAATACCGTACCCGTCTACTTTTACTTGATTCGAGGCTGTTACTAAGTTTCCACTTGTACTACTCACATATAACCTAGTTCCATTAAGGTTTCCGGATGCAAACACTTCACCATTATATGATAAATTCCCACCATCTTCTAAGATTAAGTTTTTAGCAGTTTTGTCGTTCCTGATAACTAAGCTACTATTAGTTTGAGAACCAAATCCAACATACCCTTTTCTATTGCTATCAGCATCGTAATAAGTCAAGTATATATCGGCAGCATCCCCTACTCTCGTTGGATTTTTTAACCTAAGTCCGTTTGCAGATCCATTTGTTAATATGTAATCTTGTGAAGTTATTGTAGAAGTTGCAGTAACCCTCCCTGTTACATCCAACCCTGATAATGAAAAAACACTCTGTCCTGAAGTGGACTGATCTCCAACTGGTCTTATTACAACATTCCCATTGCTTCCGTAGTTAGAACTAAGTACAGTTGTATCACTCCCATTGTCTCTAATCTTTGTACTCTGTAAAGTAAATAACCCTGACATATTGAAGTCTCCTCCAAGTGTCAAATTACCTGTAATACCCAAAGTACCATTCATAGTATCACTAGTATCACTTCTTAAGAATTGAGCAGAGTTAAGACCCCCTAGTAAATTTGAGTCATAAGCTGTTCCTAAAGTTCCTAATTTACCGTCTAATGCCGATTGTAAATCCGTTTGATTAGATAATGTACCTGTGATTGACCCCCAGTTAATAGCCTCTGTTCCGCCTACTGGTATGTAATTAGACCCTCCCCATCTATAAAGGTTATTCTCATAAAGGTCAATGTATATTTTACCAACTTCACCTGTTACTGGGAAACTGGCGTAGTCATTGAACTCTAAAACATCATCTACGAAAGATGGTAAGTATCCTGAATCTATAAGTCCAGATGCGTTAAGGGGTGCGTATCCGTTAGATGCTCCCTTATTTGATAATAACTCGTAAGACGGGAAATTGTCTATGTCTGCTATAGTTATTTTTTTATTCTCCCAGATTGTTCCATTATGTCTTAAAACCTCTCCTGACGATACTGCTCCTAGAGTTACGTCAGAAAGTCCTGATAATGAGGTAGCTATGCTTGCCCAGTTACCATCTCCCCTAAGAAAATTATCTGAGGTAGGCGTACCTAGTGCGTTTATATCTCCAATATTTACAGACTCTAAGTAGTCTCCTAAATCTGTGATATCTGATTCTAAGTGAGTGTGTCCTAATAAAGAGTAGAATCCTGAGTAGTCTCCCTCCTCTGCTGTAACTTCTCCATCTCTACCGAATACTCCGGTAACTAGATTGTATGAAGCTATAGAGTCGTCTACATATTTTTTAGTTGATACGTTGTAGTCTCCTGTTGGAGTATACTCTGTAGTGTTATTTTTTCCAGATAGTTCTGAGTTAAAGTCGGTTATTTCAGAAGAGTCATGCGTATGCCCTAGCAAAGAGTAGAATCCTGAGTAGTCTCCTTCTTCTGCTGTAACTTCTCCACCTCTTCCAAATACGCTATCTACATTAGAGGCATCTGCCCACACTCCGTCTCCCCTAAGGAACGTGTTTGAGTTTGCGCTCCCTGTGGTGTTTATATCAGATATGTTTACAGACTCTAAATAGTCTCCTAGATCGATTATATCACTCTCTGTGTGTGTATGTCCTAGCAAAGAGTAGAAGTCCTTGTAATCGGCTTCTTTTGCCTCTATAGCACCTGTTTGACCGAACACCGAGAACACACTACCTACACCAGATGCAGGTACTAATGCCCAAGACCCGTTTTGTCTTAGGTAAGGTTGACCATCTTTAGGTGCGTCTTTGAAATATCCATATGAAGGAAGTATCCCAAATATGGTATCTATTCTGTATGACTTAGTTATCCTACCGTCTCCTTGGTCTGACCCAACTAAAAACGACGATGATTCAGGTACGTTGTCAAATACATATACGTCGGTATTCTTTATTCTAGCCATCTATAATTTCCATGTTTTTCCAATCCAAGCTCTTCCTTCTGTATCGTAAGATATTGAGATTGTGTTTCCTTTCTTATTTGTGTAAAGTAGATTACCTTTTACTACCGGAGTAGTTGTCAATGGCTCTATTGTAGATACTCCTACTTCTGTACCTATTGAAAAGTACCTCTTAGCTTCTATAGGTATCTTTACTTCGGTCTCTACGTAATATGGGTTAGTCTTATATTTTACAGACTGCCCTAGTATCTCTCCCCTCGTCTTAGTGTACACTTCAATAGTTTGTAATGAGTCTATGAACTTTTCTGAGTATTCATTTATCTCTATGGCCTCTTTGAACAGCTCTAACTTACTTACGCTATCTTTTAAAGATATATACTTCTCGTAGTAGGTAGAATCTATCTCAACTACCGTAGTGTTTATTTTAACGGGCTTCACCTCCTCGAAGGAGCCCTCTACGGACGGTACTAAGACCTTTACTTCTTTTTCTATATATTCTATATCACTTTTTCTATTGCACTCCGTAAATAGCAGCATAGAGCTTATTATAGCAATTGCCCATGGTATTAAATTTACGGTTATTTCCGTGTTACCTATTTTCATTTATATAGTTTAAAATTCCTGTGTAAATCCTAGACCCTAAATCCGCTTGGAATCTTGGGTCTTTCAAGTTCTTGAAGTCTTTCTCGTTATCGAAGAAACCACACTCCACTAAAACCGCAGGGCAGTTAGTTTCTCTTATTACTTTGAAGTTGGCCTCCTTGTCTTTATCTTTATCCGATAAGTCGTACCTAAGTTTCATACTCACGTCTTTAATAGACACCTCTGCCGAGTCTGCTATCAATTCTGCTAGTCTATCACTTTTAGTAGTTCCCTTGGTTGTGTATATCTCAAACCCTTCTCCTTTGTGTGATGCAGATGCGTTACAATGAATGGATATGAATACAGTCTCCTTAGAGTTGTACTTATTTGTAATCCTAACTCTCTCGCTTAATGATACGTCTTTAGGATCCTCTGGTGATACTGTAAATATTACATTTATGCCGCTTTCACCCTCTAGGCATCTAGCGACCTCTTTAGCTATAGCCCTATTAAGAACTCCTTCATAGGCCACCTCTCCGTTAGGGAATTTATACATCTTAGCCGGAGCTGTTGTGTACTTCCCACTTCTGTCTATCCCTCCATGTCCGGGGTCTAATACTACGTTCTTTATCATCTTTCTTTTTTATATGTGGTCGTTTATCTTTCCAAACTTCTTTTCATAAAAGTGCAATCTCTTACTTTGCTTTTCTATAAATCCTTTTTGCTCTAGTACCAAGTTATTAAGTTCTTCTATCTTACCTTCTAATCTAGAAAGAGATTCTGCGAAGCTGTCTTGTAAATCTATTATGGTAGCCTTGTGACGGGTAACCATATCATCTAGTAGGCCCCTATAAATATTGATCTCGTGCTCTACATTTTTTAGTTGCATGCTTTCTAAATCTTCTTTACTGGCGTCTATGGATACAGTATTACTCTTCCTACTGAAAGAGCTTTGTATCATGTCTTTGTTAAGGGCTATTATCGTAGAGACTAATCCCAGTACTCCAATACCTATTTTTTCTATTACTTCAAATTCCATTACTTTATTTGGGGTTTATGTAGGTGAGCGTAAAAAACGCAATCTTCTTCGGCGTACAGTATGTGACATTGTCCTATAGGTATTATCAGCCTCCCAAAATTCTTTAATTCTAGGCCTGTGACCAATTCTCTTAACACTCCGCTGTAAACTACTAACTCCTCTATGCAATCATGGTGGTGAGACTCGACTATTTTACCTGCCTTTAACTCACCTCTAAAGAATAATGTGTCATCCATGCTTGGCAACCTTTCTGTAAAAAGTCCGCTTACCAATTCTATCCTCTTTCCGGTTGTATGGGTACTAGCTACATCGTATGTAATTAAACTGTCTTCTTTTTGTTTAAGTTTAGCTATCAATGTATTCATTAATTATTTTTTCTTACGTCCGCCTTCTCCTTTTCTACCTCTATTCGTAGAAGAAGGAACAAACTTCCCTACCGCATGATCGTAGTCTTTTCCAGAAATATTCTTGCCGGACTTTTTAGCAGCATATCTCTTCGACCCTGATTCAGATCTTTTCTTTTTCTGTTCTGGTCTTGCGTTTATTTTTTTATCTGTAGATGCTTTTTTCTTTCTAGCTGTAGGATTCTCCCTATAAAATTTAGCTGATTTACTTAAAGCGCCCTTCTTTTTTGGTGGTGCCATATTTATATAAATTTTAATGTAAAGGTACAAAAAAAGGGAGGAACATAAATGAACCCCCCTTGTCTCTAGTTAACCTCCTTTCTAAAATAGGTTTATCTTACTCAAAACTTCTAACTATTGTTAGGAACAAACTGTCTTTAACTCTCTGAGCTAGAGGAAGTTCCCCGTATGCAACTAAACAGTTGTGTTCTTTTTTCTCGATATCTTTAGTCTCTCCGTATACCCAACCATCTTCTATCTTAAACGCAAGCCAGTTGTCGTGCATAGATTTTGACGTTGCTTTTGGATTAGCTAGTGCGAACTTAACGCCGTCTATAGCAGAGTTTTTAATATTGTCTGGCACTTCCTCCCAAGGGGCTTGTGACATATCATTATGACCCTCGCAATACGCTCGGTTCACCTCGTGACACGTTTTTGCGATATTACTTAGTCTGTCACTTTCTAACTTCTCCGGAGTGTTGTCTACCTCCTTTAGTTTAGCTTTGTGGCTAGCCTCTGCCTTAGCTTTTGCCTTCGTTGCTGCTGTTTCCTTTGTCGCTGCTGTTGTTTTTGCTTTACTACTTTTTCCTGTTGCCATACTACTTGTTTTTTACTTTGTCGTTAAATAATTTGAAAAGTCCTATTAACCCTTCGTCTGCTTTTTTGTTACTCCTCACTATCACATTTCTCCTAGCGCTCATTGGAATCTCCTCCTCCAACATGAACATCTTGTGGCACCTCTTCATTAGCTCGTTTCCCTTGTGGCTCAATACGAAGTACTTTATTCTCTCAGATTTGGCCCACTCTATTATCCAACCATCTTTACGTAATTTTCCGAACTGAGTATAATCACTTATTCCCATCTCTTTAATAGCGTCTTTAAATTGTTGGACTGTAAATATCTGTAGTGGATATATGTAGAAGAGTATACCTATCTGCCTATCTGTCAGGTTGTGGTTTCTTTTGGCCCACTCCCTTACCATATAAGAGTATTGTAAGAAGTTGTAATCTAAATTAGCAACCCTTACCTTCTTCTTATAATCCTTCTGCTTCTTTAATGCCATCCTTTTAAATAAGATATCTTCTGTTATCCTCTCATGGACGAAGCCTTCGTGCTCCCTTCTTTTAATTAGTTTGTCATCCATTGTAGTAAAGGTAAGTAATTTACCTGACATATACAAATGAAAAAAGAGCTAAAGCTTTTGGCCTTAACTCTTTGGTTGGTTGGTGTTTATGTTATTACGATCCTTCTGTAGACACTACTGTATATACATCGTCTAGCTTAGTGATAGTCCAAACAAATGCGTCGAAAGGTGTGAACCCTCTTAGAGTCAACTCTGTTAAAGTGCCATCTCCTGCGTTAACGTCGGCTGTCTGTGCTACCTTGTCTTCCATCTTCTCGATGAAGTTTACAAGCGCTAATACTGACCTTGTGTTAAAGTCGAAAGTACCTCCGGTAGCCCTAACTAAACTTACAGGACGTCTTGTAGTCAATGCAGATCTACCGCTAGCTCCTGATTGAATTGTTTCTTCTTCTACGAAAGTACATGTAAATGTAGTTCCTGAGTCTGCTACCACTACAGTCCACTTAGATGCACTGTAAGGAGAGTTACCTTTTGATATTAAGTCAGAGTATGTTCCGTCTGCGGTACCGTTTGCTTGTAGTTTTGAAACTAATAATGCTGCTCCTTTAAGAGCGTCAGTTGAACAAGCTGCGTTTTCTGCAGGGAATAAAATATCTACTTTAGGTAAGTACGATAATGCTGCTATTCCTTTTCCCATTGTTTGTGTTGTTTATAATTTGTTACACTACAAAGATAACCCTTTTATTTTACTGTTCTTGACCCCCCCTTTTCACCAACATTTTTATTTTTGTACAATGCCTAGCGAAGCTCTTTACTTCACAAGCGCTCACGAAATCTAAGTTATCTAAATACTCTTTCTTAAGGATGTTCAACTCCCTAGGACTCTTGTCGATTAAATTCTCTATATTAACTCTCATATTAATTTTCATATAATTTGATTAAGTTGCTTACTTGTATTGGGTAAAATTTATTTCCTCTAGATGTTTCAAATCCGTTTTTATTAAGGTAATCTGCTATTTGCTTTAAAGTACTCTTGTTAGACTTCATTCTAGATGCCATAGCGTACGCTCTACGGTTGTTCTCGTTAGCAATGGCCTTTGCCTTTCTAATTACTTTAGAGCGCTCTCTGGCCATATCAGAGAGATTCTGAGGGTTGCCTAAAGAAGTGATTCGATCACCGGCTTTAGTAATATGGTACCCGTCAGATTCTATATTGGCCTTTATCTGACCTAAGGCGTCTTTTACCCTTCTCTGAGTTTTATCTTTTTCTTCCTTAGCAATTAAGAACTTGATGTTTTTAGAAAACTCGCTATCGTGAGGTGAATCGGCTTCTATAAAAGGTACACCCTTCTCCTCTAGCTTTGCTATGGTCATAAACCCTGCTCTAGATAATCTATCTATGCGGTGAACCAATAATACCGCAGAGTGTTTCTTACAAAGCTCTAATGCCTTATCAAATCCTTCTCGAACTTGGGCCCCACCCGAGATTATCTCGCTAACCTCTTCTACTATAGTTCCGCCGTAAGACTTAACAAACGCCTCTACAGAACTCTTTTGAACTTCTAACCCTATTCCATCTCTTTGGCTTTCTGTCGACGCCCTGTAGTATGCTACGTATTTCTTATTATCCATCTCTATTAATTTTTGATTGTTGTTTTGATTACTTAGTGGCACTCTCTACAGAAACTACTTGTGAGTAGTATCTAGTTACTTTTATTTCTTTTCCTTGTCTATCAGGATATCCTATGGTGGCCATCTTATTACCTAGTTTTAATATAGTACCTTCTTTAAGGAGGCTGTACCTCGGTACAACAAATACTACTCTATCTCCAACCTCTAATTCTACACTTATAAAATCTTTCATAATACAAATTGTTTTCGTTTTGCTCATTACAAAGATAGTACATAAAGTCTGTTAAACCTAATTTATTTTCAATTATTTTTAATTTATTTTATAAGTCATTGATTATTAACGTTTTACATAATTAAGTTATTTGGAGGGGTAAAAAAGTATAAAATATTTATTTGTATATTTGCATACACGCTTTATTTTTATTATATTTACAACATATTACATACGAAGAGTTTCTAAGGGTTTGACTTACTCAAACTAAGTACCGAAGATAAAGAACCTAGCGAATAGGGAAGTAGTTAGTCGGGCTACATATCGTTCTGGCCAAGGATAGGCGTGCTAAGATAGTTATTCGAGCGAAGGAACACTGAGGAGTGTTTGGAGTAAGAGAGGCAATTCCTCCGCCATTTATGGCTCCCATTATAACAGGAGGTTTATACTAAAGAGCGAAAGCTTTTAAACCAAATTAAGTTATATGTTTTCGTCTAAATTGTATCACTCTAACGGGTTTTACTCTTTAGCGAAGCTATATCCAGAGAGGATTACCTAAAGTATATTATAAGAGAATAAATATAGATATAATAGAATATAGATAACCTAGCCCCGAGATAAGATATGAGATATAAAGACTATAAAATAGAAAGTAAGAAGAAGAGTAAGTTGGATTCTAAAAAAGAAGATTCGACTGCTCGAGTTTATAAACGAAAAAATAGCAAGGTGAAGGATGCCCTATCTTTTAAAATTAGGGGCAAATCCAAATTAGCCTAGCACCAACCACCAGTTGAAAACAAGAAAGCCACCTTTAATTAGATGGCTTTTTTCATTTAAGAACTTCTAGAGGGATTCGAACCCCCAATCTACCCGTTCGTAGCGGAGCGCTTTTCCGTTAAGCTATAGAAGTGTGAAAGTGCATCCAGAGGGATTCGAACCCCCAATCCTTTCGGCGACAGGTTTTAAGCCTGTAGTGTATAGCCATTTCCACCATGAATGCATTAGTAAGTACCGGAAGAGGGATTCGAACCCTCAAAAGTCTAGGTTTCTAAAACCCAATGATCTACCATTCTCTTTTTTACTCACTCCGGTATAAAAGGGGCGTGACATTATGACACCCCCTGTGTTGGACAACCGTATGGGAATCGAACCCATGTAATCAGGTTCACAGCTTGACCGCCTTTCCAATTTGGCGCAACGGAGGACTCTTATAAGATGGAGTACAGGGGCTCGAACCCCGACGAACTGGCTCAAAACCAATCATGCTAACCATTACATCATACTCCAATGTCTAGTTTCTACTTTTTTGGGAGATACTAGTAAACAACCTTCGTACTATCGACGAGACTCGAACTCGCATTGCGCACCTTGAAAGGGTGGGTTCCTACTCCATTTAGAAGACGATAGCAAATCAAAGTCGAGTAGGCAGGGATCGAACCTGCATTCTCCGACGTCCAAGGTCGGCACGTGCCAATTTTGTCACTACTCGAAATAAAAAAAGCCCCAATGGTTTGTACCAAAGGGGCTCTTAATAGGATATTGTGCGTTGAAAACTATGATAGTTCATCAATCCCATGATAAGACACCCTCGATGGTAATCGAAGTTGTTCTAAGGGCTCTTGATGTAATAGTCTTGCGTTCATATTGTAAATATACAACTTTTTTTTGATATAAAAAAACTTATACTATTTTATTTTATGTTCTTGTTGGATTCTTCTTAACTCTCTTCTTTGCAGCAGCTAATTTCTTAGTATATGCACTCATACCTCCGGCCTTCTCTACGTCCTTCTTAAAGGCTGCAGATCTATTGGCGTCGTTACGACCTCTAGTTCCTCTAGCTTCTTCTTCTTTCTTAAGCTTGCCACTTGTCTTAACAGTGTACTTTTTAGCTTTAGTGTTTGCAACACCACTCTTATCAGATTTGATCGTTACGTTTTTCTTAGGTGCAGTTTTCTTAGTTGGCACCGTCTTTCTTGTAGTTCTTCTCATTGTTGTTTGTTTAACGTTAAGTAGTAAAGATACGAAAAATACAAACATAAGAATCGGAGACCGGAATTGAACCGGTATAGCACAGTTTTGCAGACAGGCCCCTTCTCCGTCAGGTTCTCCGATATAAGTGCGATAGGTAGGTTTCGATCCTACTCCTCTGGGGTTTCAAGCCAGTGCTTCTACCAAGTTAGCTTCTACCGCATTAAAAAACAACAGCCAAGACCTTCTCTCGGATTTTATGGCGGCTCCTTTACATTATAGGATGCTCTGTTGTTTTATCGCGCGCACCCAAAGAATCGAACTCTGTCCTACGGGGTTGGAATCCGTTTGGCCACCATGGCCTGATGCGCATTAAAGAGGCTAGGGAGAATTACGATATCTCGACCTGACGCTTAACAGGCGCCTGCTCTTCCTCTGAGCTACCTAGCCGTGTGTTTGTAGAGAAGAAGGGATTCGAACCCTCGGAGGCGTTAACCCCACTACTTTAGCAAAGTAGCACCTTAAGCCACTCAGACACCTCTCTAAATGTGGAAGAAGTGGGGCTCGAACCCACACGGGCTTTTAAACCCCAACTGTTTTCAAGACAGCGACCCGTAGACCTACTTGGCTTACCCTTCCATTATTGTTGCACCGTGCGGAATCGAACCACTCCCCTCTCAAGAACTGTTTTACAGACAGCCTGCTAGAACCACTAGCTTTACGTTGCAAGTTATAAAAAACAAAAAACCCTCTTAGCTACGAAAGACCAAGAGGGTAAAAATCAAAATTAATAATCAAAAATTAATAAAAGAAATGAATATATTTTTAAGACAAGTACAACCTCTCGACATTATAGCTACTAAAGCTACAATTCGAATACCAAGAGAAATTATTGTATGTCATGTTTGTTTTCATATTGTAAATATACAACTTTTTTTTGATATAAAAAAACTTACATCATTTTATTTTAAAAATAGTTGGAATAGAGGGAATCGAACCCATCTCCACACGCATATAAGACGTGCTAACCTACCTAGGCTTACTCCAATAAAGATCTTGTGGTCACTATATCCACATCACACGCTGTTTTAAGGTTTATCTCTGTTACCAAAGAATGCAGGCATACGTGTTACCTAAAAGCCTATAAGTGTTTTTCACTAAGATCCAAGAACCTCTACAGGGATTCGAACCCCGATCATAGCGGTAGAAGCGCCGTATTTTTCCATTAAACTATAGAGGCAAAAAAGACCTACCCTTGGACACTTTGAGACGTTCTCCTAGAAGTGTGGTAGGTACTGTTGTACCAAATGACAGATTCGAACTATCGACCTTCTCCTTGTAAAAGAGCTGCTCTAAACCACTGAGCTAATCTGGTATATGGTAGGCATGTTACTACACCTACTTTTTTGTTTTTAACGTGGAGAAGCTTATTTCCATAACTCAAAACTCCATTACAATACTTTTAACCTAATAAATAAAAAGGGGCTCTTGTTCACGATATCTAGTATTCGCTAAGCCCCCTTTTCAAAAAAACACTTAATCTAATGCGCTTCAAAACTTCTCGAGAGGCGGATTAAGTCTGTTGAGCACTAATCAGGGATCGAACCCGAATTATCTTCGTTACAAATGAAGTACCATTTCCTATTCAGTCATTAGTGCATAATTAAAGCGGTCTAAGAGGGATTCGAACCCTCGTTTTAGAGCAGTGACAGTGCAATTCGTGTTACCAAACACGCTTATTAGACCAGTTGGCAGATGTCGATTAACTGCCGAGTGTCGTACGAACACCCTTTATCCCGAAGAGTGTAGAAACGACTTTTGTGGCGGGTATGGGAGTCGAACCCATCTATAAGGACTTATGAGGCCCTCCGGTCACCACGACCACCCACAATTTTAAAAGAGCGTAAGACGAGGTTCGAACTCGCTATCTCCTACTTGGAAGGCAGGCGCCATTCCACTATGGCCTCTTACGCAAATTCCTCTTTTTATAGAGTTGAGGTAAAAACATTCTCTTAGTCCAACTTTTTTCCTTTTTCTTTCTTTCGGTAGTCTTCCGCCTCGTTGGAATAGAAGGTTTCGAACCTACGACCTCTCCCGTATCAGGGGAGTGCTCTAACCGCTGAGCTATACTCCAATATTACCTTATTCGCTTATAATCCATTATATAAGCTAATTTACTTATGTGCCCCTGCTAGGAATCGAACCTAGCCCCACTGTTTAAAAGACAGTTGCCTACAACCTGTTTGCTACAAGGGCAATTTGGTGTCAGTAAGGGATCTTATTGTGGAACTCATGGGTATCGAACCCATCTCACTCTGATTGCAAATCAAAGTCGCCTTGCCTTGGTTCATGCAGCCCCAATAAAAAACCCTCCTTTTTAGGGGAGGGCTGTAATAAATATCTTATATCTAAAGAAATTATAGTACACGGCTCCTCCCCAAGAGTTTCACTCCCTTGGTTCTAATATCTGTCGCTATGTTCATAATTGTTTTCATCGATCTTATTGCTTTGATACAAATATACAACTTTTTTTGATATAAAAAAACTTACTTGTAAATAATTCTGTTTTAGATGTCTTTTCCGGTTTTTTCTTCAATCTTTCGCTCCAACTCGTCTGCAGCACTATTGAAATATGCCTGTAATTTAGGGTTGTTCTTCAAGATTAATGCGAAACCTGCCGCTCCGGCCAATACTCCTACTAAAAATGTAATCATAGTTTATAATGTTTATAATGTTAGATGCAAATATAGTAAAAGTATGCGAACTATTATTCAATCCTTTCTTTATATTGTTCGACGGCCTGTCCTGTTTTCTTATTTATGTACTCTCTTAAGTACTTCCTTTGATCTTCTGATAGCTCAGACCAAAATTCCCCGAATGATCTCCATGTACGTGCCATATTTTATAAAATTATCGTTATTAATACACCTCTATTGAGTTTGTATAAGTTATTTCAAAGTCTTCTGGGGCGTTTAATGCAAATAACAGGCCATTTGCAAAAGCTTCTGCTGCTACATCACCTTTCTCGTGGTAGTAGTCACCGTAAGAAGATGCTAAGACGTCGTTTACATAAACTCGAGCTCCTACATAGTCTCCTCCGAGGATACTTTCTCTCACTTCTTCATCTCCTAAATCTTGGCCCTCATAATCGTAGAACACTGTATCTATTCTAATAGTTTTTAATTCGATCACTCCTAGTAATTTATCTGACATAATAATCCTTGTTTAAATGAGCTATAAAGGTAGTAAAATCTTTCGAGGGGTGCAAGTAAATAATCCGGTAAAAAGTTTGTCACGTACTTTAGGGGCCATTTTATGCATGTTTTTGCACCAACTTTCGAAGTTCTCTTGCACTTTCTGTTTTAAGACATACTATACCCACGGGCCTCGCGCCGCTATGGTAAACCCGATTTTTTTAATGGGGTGGGGTTCGTATTTTTTCAAATTTGCGTGTAACTTTTAGCTTTTCTAGGCTGTTAATTACTTGGTTTGCAGTTACTTACATTAAACTCTCTGACTTTCTCCGCTTCATTTTATACTGGTTAATCTGCTATAAATAAAGTCTGTTTAATACCTGTTTAACATAGTTTATTAGTACAGGATATTTATTTCCCCCTTACTATTCTTTAAATAATTATTATTTTACTGCCACCCTGTCATATAATACCTTCCACATACTGCCACCCTGTCATACCCTACCTTCCACATAACAACACCTGACAATCTGACACCATAACATGCCATGCTGTCATATGCTTACCAGTTAACCAACCTCAACACAATATCACTATCACAATAGCAGCCTATCACATAATAGACCTTACCAACCTACCCCCCAAACCACCAACAAAACCCCCACAAAACCCCTTTATTTTTTATAATGTATCCCGTACGCGCGCGCAAATACCTATAGTAGCCCACAAAAATCTCTACTTTACCGTTTAACGATTTTTTAGGTAGTTCATCGGATTTTTAGTTTAATATCTCTAAGTCCGCCGTATATTTGTAGGGCAGTTAACAAGTAACACACTGCAAACGTTCTTTTAACATATTGATAAGCAATTAACGAAAATACCTATTATAGGGTGTATATGTGTATAGCTGCCAATAAAAGTAAGTAAGTAGTATCTTAATGTATAAATCTACTAAAAGCTTGGTTTAGGGTCTACAAAATACAGTTTAACCGATTTTTAGGTAGTTCGTCGAATAAATTGCTTCAAATCAATATTGTTTCTATACATTTGTAGCGTAGTTAGTAAGTAACTAATTATAACATAAGTTCTTTAATTTAGTGTAGTTTATAACCCCTTGGAAGTGTGGCAGCCTTAAAACTGTCAAAATCTAGCAAATTAGCTAGGAAGAACCAAGATACTTGATTTTTTAATAACGGTGAAATACCGTGTAAGTTTAAAACAGGACGCAAGGGTAATTTGTATAAAGTGGGCAAAGCCCTAAAATTCAAACAATAAGCACTATATTAATTATAAAACCGAAAAGGCAGTTCTTCGGTATATAAGAAACTGTCAGGAGGGTAACTTAGAATGTTACCAGTGGAAGCCACCGAAAAATACTTGGCACTCCTATACCGGCACGATTAGAGTGCTTATAAAGTAATAAAAACACTTTGAAATTGATAATTTTAGCAATTTCGTGTTGCACTACGATAAAACCGTGATAAGTTTTATATGGTGTTTTACTAGCCAATAGCAAGGGCAATAATGTAAACATCATTTTGCAATATTAAAACGATTTAAACCAAGTAAAATTTGACAAAATAGAAGTATAAACAATAAATTAAAATTACAACTTGCTGCACAGACGTGGAGAACATTCTGTGCAGTACCTAAGCGTAGACACGCAAAATAATCAAATAAAATAATAATCTTAAAATTAAAAGTTATGGCAAATGTATCTAGTTACCAAAAAAATGTAAATGATGTAAACAAAGCACTTAAAGCAGAAGGTAAAACTTTGGGAGGGTGTGTAAAAATGTTACTGATATTTAAGAATGAAATAAAGTTAAGCGAGCCCGCAATCGAATTATTGACCTTCATTAGAGACGATTCCGATGCATTCAAAAAATTTAAGAAAACCGTTCGTACTTCAAAGTACAAAGGTAAGGACTTAGGCACTTATTCAGCTTACTACGTATTGCAGACCCTTCACAAAACTTTGAAGGTGGCAAAGGATATGACTACAGAGCCAATAGAGGCTAAAAAAGAGGTGGCGAAGCCTGCAACAGAAGTAAGAACTCCTGAACAAATAAAAGCGGCGAAAGACAGAGCTAAAAAAGCGGCTGCAACAAGGGCAGCTAATAAGGCTAAAAAAGAAGCGGCTAAAAAAGCAGAAGCTAAAAAAGAAGTATTAGAGCCTGTAATGGCATAATTAAGGTATGCTGTTTACGATTAAGCAGTATTTTTTCATTTTGCCCGTGGTAATCCTTGACAGTTGCCACGGGTTTTTTATATGGTAATTTTTGGTAACACCTTGAGTCGGCTCTTGGTGGGTGGTTCGATTCCACTAATTGCCCCTAATTTTAAAACAGTAAGATATGGAACTTGCAAAAAAAGTATTCGTAAATGTATTAGTGGTTATTATAGTAATAACTGCATTAAGTTTATTGGTCGCTATCTTATCAGGAGCAGTAAACACATCAAATCTTTAATAAACCCCCCAAAATAAATAAGTTATGAAAAGAATTAGCTACGAGAAATTAATGTCTCTAAACCCTACACTATTATCAGAAGTTATAAATAGAGAAGGACAAACTATATCTTTGTATGAACACCCTCTTTACGGTGGAGACCATACCATTATAGCAGCGTATCACCCTGAAAAGATAGCCGTAAATACCAACTTTTGGGATACAGAGGACTTAGAAGGAGATGACTATTGCTTAGTTTATGCATTCGGTGAGTTGCATGAGGCATGGGAAATGGTATAAAAAAACAGGTATCCACTATCAAAAACAGGACGAAATGAACCAACAAGAATTAAGAGAGAGAAAACTACAGATACTAGACGAAACTGTAAAGTATTACTCCGAGGACTTAAGTAGAAGGGCGCTCGACGAAAACTTCATGTGTATGTACAAGACTCCCGAGGGTAAGATGTGCGCTGTAGGTAGATGTATGAGAGATGACGCACCATTTAAAGACCTTAATACACAAGGTGAATTACTCTCTTTAGAGATAATCCGTGATGTAGAATTTAAAAAGCAAGATAAGAAGTTAGACACCCTCTTAAAGGATAAGTACAAGGGTGTAAACATAGAGTTTTGGATGACCCTGCAAAGTTTGCATGACCAAAGCCTTAATTGGGAAAGTGGAGGACTTTCGGAAATGGGAGAGGTAGAGTTAAATAGAATTAAATCAGATATAGAAAAAGGAGAGTTATGAGAAGAGTTAAAAGGTTATCGTTAATATTAGTACTGACGTTAGTATTTGTGACAATAGTTGCATCTGCACAAGAAAGTACAGAGCCTACCTATGTGGTACAAGGTGACAAAATAGTAAAAGTAGGAGGTGGTAAATCTGCATCCGAAGGAACAAAGACCAAATACACCATGGATGTAAAAGGTGTTGAGTACCCTGTGTATAAAAGTACTAGGGGTAGCTACTATATTCTTAGGACTAGTAAGAAGTCTGGAAAAGAGTATAAGCAATATATAAAAATAACTGGCCTATAAAAGAAGACCTATTCACTATCCAAAACCTAGGGAAATTATGATTAAGAGACAACTGATAGAAATGGCAATATACTCTATATCTTCCGTAGCCTTTGCTATAGAAGAGCTGGAATCAAAATTGCAGGACTGGAAGAGACGTAATATTGCAGAAGGAAACGATGAACCTAGGCTGTACCCAAGGCGTTGCGACGTAACAGGAGAGGGTATGGATAAGGGTTACCTATTCCATGACACAATGTACATAAAGTATCTATCTGACGCCAAAAAAATGGCTAAAGAGAATGGGTACGACTCTCTTCAAGATAGCTATGACAGCGGTTTCCATTATTGGACAGAGTGGGAGCAAGAGGCCTACGACGGTGGGAGTGCATATGACATTATGGGTAAGTTGTACCTCTTCAAAGTTAAACGTAGAGGTGAAGGTGATTGGGTAAAACAATAAGTACAAAGCTCTTTTCGTCTAGCGGTAAGGACATTCGGTTTTCATCCGAAAAACATAGGTTCGAATCCTATAGAGAGTACTAATATTAAAATTTAAGAGATGTTAAAAGTAAAAGCAGAAATCGGAAGGTCTAAAGAAGACATGATAAAATTGTTGAACGAGACTGCCCAATACTACTCCGAGGATTTGAGTAGAAGGGGTACTAAATCAGGCCCTATAAGTGGGTGCGTGTACAAGTCCGATAAAGGAAGTATGTGCGCTGTAGGTAGATGTATGGTAGATGAAGCACCTTTTGAAGAGTTTAACTTACAAGGGAGCATCGGATCACTAGCTATCCTCAACGGCGTTAACCCCCGAACTAAAGAAGGTGCTGAAAGGGTAGACGCTTTTCTTAAAGATGAGTATAAGGGTTACCCTGTATCATTTTGGGAATGCCTGCAAGAGTTCCACGACGGAGAACAATATTGGGTAGTAGGTGCAGACGGCGATGAAAATGGAAGTATGGAGAACGTATTAGAAAGAAGGTTGCTTAAAATAAGAGCTATAAAGAATAATATACTCTTTGGTAAATATAAAATACAAAGTTAAAAACACTATCAAAACTATGACACGAACGAAAGAAGAGGCCCTAGCCTTATTAAACGAGACTATTGAATACTACTCCGAGGATTTGAGTAGAAGAGGTATAGAAAGTAGAGGGTCTGATTTATGCAAATACCGTGTAAAAGGCGGCGGAATGTGCGCTGTAGGTAGATGTATGAAAGATGGATTGGACTATGAGGATCTAAACAAGAGAGGCGGCCTTTACTCATTGGCAGGCGTACTTATATCAAAGGTAGATAAGTCTAAACCTCTACCCGAATTAGATAAATACCTTAAAGACGAGCATAAAGGATACCCAGTAATTGTTTGGGAGGTACTTCAAACAATACATGACGATTCAGGGAATTGGAAGGGTACAGAGGCCTCTAAAGTAGTATTAGAGAAGGAGCATAAAGCAGCTATTAAAAAAATAAACAAAGTATATTAAACAATACAATGGGGGTATTAGGGGAGACACGGGTAGATAATAGTTCAAAGAACCATATGACCAAATAGAACACCTTTAATATTTTACATACAAACAAAAATCAATTAATAATCAAAGCTGTAGAGCATCGTACTAAAATTAATTATGGCAAACAAGACACAATCAGAAAAGTACATCGATTTAATTTCTCAATCTTCTAAAGATGTAGAGAAAGAACAATTACAATTTAGAGCGCAAGAAGCATCTCTTCAAGCAGACTCTTCAATCTTAGAGACTAAGAAAGCAATTGCAACGGCAAAGAGAGAGCTTACTGAATTAAAGAGAGCAATTCCTTACAGCTTCGACAAAGAAATCTCGAAGACAATAGAGGTAAAGAACCTTGAAGAAGGTCTTGCTATAGCTGAGAGTATTCAAAAGAGTAGATTCGGCTCGTAAACACTATCAAAAACCCTAAAAACTTTATTTATGAAGACAGTAAAACGTGGACAAAGAATAACCCTCAAAAATAGTCAAGGGGTTGAGTTGGAAATAACTGTTTTTGATAATCACCTCTCTAGTGTAAAGGGGGGTAATGAACAGGTATTCAAAATGTTTGATATGTACACTGACGAGGAAAGGATAGACTTTTGTACAAAGGCCTACGGTTATCCGGCAGAATTTGGAATGTGTCCGGAGTGTAGAATAGGCGACTACGAAGCATTGACAAGGTTGGTGGAAAGCTTCAAGGATTTAGAGAGTAAGATAATCATAAAATCTAAAGAAGGTGTAGTTATAAAAGGGTACTTAAAGAGAGATACTATAGAGTTTGAATCAGGCGAAGAAGTTTTTAAGTACAGTGTTTCAAGCACCCATTTATCATCTGCAGGGGGTTCAAACGAAGCAATATTCTCTGCATTAAAAGAGAGAGGACTTTTACCGGAAGGTAAGATGGAGTTTTGTAGAGAGGCCTACGGCTATTACCCAGAGAGAGGGTCGTTTCCATGTTATAGGGAAAACGATATGTTGGCAGCCTCTAGTGTTATCAAAAAAATACAAACAAGATTAGAAAAAGTTAGAGAAACAATGCCCAACGAAGGGCAAATTAAATCAGATAAAAAAGATGAATTACAAGAGCAGATTACAGAAGACGGAAGGACAGACAGGGGCAGACCAATTGGCGCACGACGTGGAACAGGCAGAGTTGCAAGCCAAGGCAGACTTACTGGCAACAAAATTGCAGTTAAGCAAAGAAAGGCAAAAGTTGGAGAACTTAAGGTCAAGCAGGAGCCTATCTCTATCTAAAATCGTAGAGCAAACCATGGTAGTATCAGACTATGAAAGAGGCTACGAAATAGCCGAGAAAGAAGTTAAAGAATTATTCGGAGATTCGTAGTAAACACTATCAAATACATATACAATAAAAGCTAGTAGCGACGTTTACTAGCTTTTCTGCTCTTTTCGTCTAGCGGTAAGGACATTCGGTTTTCATCCGAAAAACATAGGTTCGAATCCTATAGAGAGTACTAATTAATACAAACTAGTCATGGGAATAATAAGACTAAACACTTTATATACCCCTAGAGTAATAGGGAGTTCTGTTCCGATTGGTTCAGTAGTAGATATAAAAAAGGGCGTTAAGGAGAACGACAATATTACTGAGGAGATGTTCAATCAAGTCCTTAAAGAAGTAGAGGAGTGGACTAAAAAAGAATCCGAAAAAGTAAAGTTTAGCGAAGACAAAGGAACAAGGTTTAGCGAAGCCGAAGAAACACTTAGACACGAAGCCTTGTCGATCGTATCTAGCCACATAGATTTAAACAAAGTGCTTAATTTAAGTAGTGTGGTGAAGGCTATAGAAAAGTTTTTAAACGGAGGTACAAGACAAAATTATGTACAAATAGAGATTGACGGTAGTTCATGTAGAGACATAGTAATGTTAAAAGGGAGTTCATGTATCGATTTAATATACAATGATTTGATGGAATTTGATGCAGAGACTATTGGATTGATTGACGAAGAAGACATACTTACTGCGGCTCACCTTAACGGAGACCTTACATACGAATGGTTTTCAGAGATGTTCGATAACGGAGAAAGCCATTTTGAAATAGGATTAAATCTATTAAACACAAACGGTCTAGTAAGAGACCTTGCAAAGGCAATAATAATGAATCACGGTCAAAAGTCTGCGATAGAGAGTATATCATTCGCTTCGGAGGATGTAGAACACAACATAATTGGCACAGAAGATATTTTCTCTTGCCTACAATAATTAATATAATAAATACAAATAAAGTTATGGCAATGGATTTAGATTACGTATTCGCAATGGAAGCTATAGAAAAACTAGAGCAAAAGTTAGGCAACATTCCACACGGAGAGAGGGAACAAATAGCGGACGACATTAATAAGATGACCGACGCAATACTATCAAAATATTAGGCTATGAAAAATAGAAAGGTTATTAAATGGATTGTAGACTTCTTAATAGTCTGTGCTGTAGTATCTCCGCTAGCTATGTACCTCTTCTTGGATGAAGACTACTTAAATAGCAGCCCTGCATTATCTGTTATAGGGGGATTGGGGATGTTAACCTCTATTGTAGCGTCGGTATTCCTCTTATTTGTAGGAGCTTCAATACTGATTGCACTTGTAGTAGGATTGTATAGACTCTTATTTGAAGAGAGAGATTAAAACACTATCAAAATGCGTAAAATTATATCTAAAATATGCTTCGTTTCAGCGGCATTAATGTACCTATCAGACTCAGATAACCTTGAGTATTCTGTAGCTGCATTTTTAATAGGATTAATAAACATAACCGTAAACAGGTTAATAGAAAAGAGGGAGGACTTATATGAGCGAAGATAAAAAGAAGAGCGAGAAAATGCCATTTGAAGTATGGATGGCAGCGATAGAGGCACAAGCCTTTACGAAATATTTAAAAAAGGAATTGGATACGTTAGGTATCTCAATGAATTAAAAAAGGGGGCGACTGGTTTTGACAGGGTATAACAGTCGTTAATGTTCAGCGCAGAGAGATAACTGCACAAACTAAGGTGAAATTCTTTAAACGGAAACAACACGAATGCGGTAAACGCACAGATCGAAGCTAATATGGAAGCGGTAAACGCTATCCTTAACCTTGAAGTAGCAGTAGGGGTATAAGCTGACCGTTTTATCTGTTTTCTCAAAACAGTTTGGTGGAGCTTCAATCATAACTATGGTTGGCCCCTCTAGCATAAAGAGTCTAAAGAAATGCCGTGTGTAACGATACTACACAAAAGCTGTATAAAACATTGACGATTAAGTGCTCTGGACGAGGGTTCGATTCCCTCCGCCTCCACTAATAATCATAAAACAATAAAGATGTCAAAAACTATTTACGAAAAAGATAGCAGGTTATACCATTTAGGTTATCCATTAGGGGCTGTACTTAGTGAATCTCTAAACACTCTTAAATCGATGGCTAAAATAGTAAATGCCGAGTTTAGTAAGAGCAAGTTAAATAGGATGAACATATTCTGTATGGGATCTTCTGGGGCTATAACAGCCGCCATAATATTGAATGAAATATCTAAAGAAAATAATGATATCTATATCATACACGTAAAGAAAGACGGAGAAAAGTCTCACAGTAGTAGAGTAGACTGTAAAAACAATGCATTCAATATAATAGTAGATGATTTTGTAGAGTCCGGAAAGACTATAGAGAAAGTCTACAAGAATGCAATCAGAAGGTCTAATGTATCTAAGATAGATTTAGTAATCTTTAGCGGAGATGTTACACAAGACTTTGCAGATTGGATAGATTGGGATAAACCATTAATTAGTAAAGTAATAAGCAAGTATTAATGAAGGCAAGCAAAGAAGACCGAAAGGTAGTGGCAGTAGTAACAATAATTAATATACTAGTGGTAGCAGTAATGTTCTACATAGTATCAAACCTTTAAAACAAAGATATGGAGATATCAGAAATAATTACAGCAGATTTAGAGTATCAAGATAATACGGTTCGGATGACCTGCTTACTAAATGCCGACGGAGGTACAATAGTATACAATCCGTTATCTAAATCTATTTATAAAAGGACTCAAACCTTAATTAGAAATAAGGATAAGGAGTATTTAGCAAGTTTGAATGAAATACACGAAGCTCTTAACTTTATTAATAAGTATAAGGAAGGTGACTATATAACAGTTAGATATGAGAAGGGGGATAAGGAGGACTACTGGATGAACAGTACAGAGGAGAGGACTTTCCAAATAACCGGCCCAATAAGTGTATACAGAACCGGCTATATGTACAAGACCGCCTTTGGTGGAATTGATATAGACAAAAATGTCAGGCTTGCAACAATAGCGGAAAAAGAATCTGTTAATTCTTTGCCCAAGGTAAACGGATACAAAGGTACTATCTCTCTTGATAGAAAAACTGTTGACTACGGGTGCGCTAAGATAAGTATAGACTTTTTTAAGAACCGTTTAAACAGGTACATCAAAGAGATGACATTGAGCAGCGGAGTGTTTATAAACAAGTATAATATGGACGCTATAAGAAATGCCTTAGAGAGAAAAGGGATTATATAAACACTATCAAAATATTAACGTGTAAGGCAATATTGCAATCACGTAACTATAAACACAATTAAATTGAGTAAAGAAAGATTAGAAGAGGTAATGGCTATTCAGTCAGAGTCCTACGAAACACAAAACATGATAGACTTTATCTCAAACGAGTTTGAAGCTATCTCAGCAGACGATCCTGACAATTACTGTATTGTAATTGAGGACGAGAACATTTACATAACTAAAGGTTATGCAGACACTTATCCATGCGTTGTAGCCCACACGGATACAGTACACGAAATACAGTCTGATATGACAGTATTCGACGACGGTATAACAATGTTCGCAATGAACATGAGAAAGGGCTTGCAAATGGGTATAGGAGGAGATGACAAGGTTGGTATTTATATAGCCTTAGAAGCCTTAAGAAACAATGACTACATGAAGGTAGCCTTCTTTAGAGATGAAGAAATGGGGTGTCTAGGTTCAATGGATGCGGACATGAAGTTCTTTAAAGATGTAGAGTTTGTTCTACAATGTGATAGGCAGGGATATAAAGACTTCGTAACAGAGATATACGGAGTAGTTCTATTAGACGAGGCATTCTCCAACGCAGTTTCAGGCATACTTGAAAAGTACGGAAAAATAGAGACTACAAAAGGAGGTATGACAGATGTATACCAACTATGCCTAAACGGTTTAGAGGTTTGCTCTGCAAATATATCATGTGGGTACTATAGGCCACATTGTGATGATGAGGTTATTATAATAGAGGATGTATTTAGGACTAGAGATTTAGTAGACGAAATAATAAAGTCTCTCTCTGGAACAGTTTGGAGAAACTCTCTAAAGAGTAAATCTAGATACCCTAAATCTTACAGAGAAGAAGAGTTACCGGAGAAGTTTGATAATGGGTACTTTAATAAGAAAGGTAATTGGGTAGAGTTTAGCAGTAGTAAATCTTCTGAAAAAGAGTATCCCAGTAGTAGCCAAGAAGAGAATCCATTTAACTCAAACGGAGAGCCTATAGGTCTAATGTGCCTTTGCGAACAATGCGACGGAATTGACCTAATGTACGATGCAAACGAAGACGCTGATTGGTGCTTCTCATGCGGAGAGTATACAAATAAGTATAACAATTTCCAAGAAAGATAAAAAACACTATCAAATCAAAAAAAAGAAGTATAATGAGTATAGATAAAAAATACATAGCTAGAGATTTTATGATTGAGCTTATGTCTCACCACGGAAATCCAAAAGTAGGTAAGTTAGTAGAGCACTTGGTTGACATATACCACCAAGAAGCACCGGACGATGTTGACGGGATAAAGTGTATAGATATAGATGCAATGGGAGTTATGAGATTCCTACCCAAAGGCAAAGAAGTTAAGTTAATTGCAGGAGGGGCGGCCTACTCAAACGAGGATAGGCAAGAAGGTAGGTATGGTAAAATCTTATCTAAGATAATGAAAGAGAGAGGTAAGGAAGGCCTTTTAGTACTTAGCGAGTTAGAGGCTCTAGTAAACTTAATTAAGGCTAAGTATAAATTAGAAGGTTCTTTTAAAGTCTTATCAGGAGAGGATATAAGATGGGCATACTTAGAAGATAACTACGACGAGTCTGGATTTAATACAGGTACTCTAGAAAGCTCTTGTATGAGGTATGAATATTGCCAAGATGCCTGTAGTATATACGTAGACAACTCAGATCATTGTAGTATATTAGTCCTATTGAGTGACGATAATAAGGTGAGAGGTAGAGCCTTGGTTTGGGAATGTTCAGAGGGTCGTACTTGGCTAGATAGAATCTATGCAAATGACCATATAACAGAGGCCTTTAAGATATACGCTAAAGGCAAAGGTTGGAGTCACAAAGAGTACCAAAACCGTGGAACAAATAACTCTTGGGTGAATCCTGACGGTTCTGTTACACAAGATGAGGTTACTATACCATTAAGTGAAGTATCTTACTCAGTGTACCCTTACATGGACACGTTCTCTTATGTATATACAGACGGGGCTAAGAACTTCTCTTCCATTTTTGCAAGCTCAATATTTTTCGCACAAGAAGAGCCGGATCAACAAATGGGACAAGTTTGGGATGACATCGACGAGTGCAATATAAGCGAGGAAGATGCAATATACTTAGATTACAGAGAAATATACACCCATGTTTATAATTGTTCAGAGGTAGGTGGTGAATACTACTTAAGCGAGGATGTTGTGTCAATAACTAGGACAGGGACAATGTACGCAAAAAACTATTATAAAGATGACGACGAGATAGCCTTCTGCGAACATAGGTTAGAGTACGTCCACTTAGATGACTACTCTGTTTGTGAGTGGAGCGAAACACTTAAACCTAACGACGAAATAGAGTACTTAGAAGACTTAGACGTTAACGTACATACAAAATACATAGACGAAGTTTACGAAGATAGGGGTTGGTTTAAAAACTCCGACGGAGATTGGGTAGAAGAGTTAGAGGAAGACGAAGTAGAAGAAGAAGCATAATAAAATAATAACTAAAACAAATATATGTATACAGAAAAGTTCGAGGATGTCATTTTAAAAGACATACACAAGTTAGACAGTACAGGAAACCATTTCGTAAATGGCAAATTAGTTAACCCTTTATTCCACAAAGGTGGAGACATTGGTAGTACCTTTGACGATACCGGATTAATACCCTTCCATATCTCAAAAGAGGTGGTGGTTACGGGTAGGATAACGAAGTTTGAATACTTCGATCACGACGCTAGAGAGATGGTCTACGTAGACCTAAAAAACACTATCAATGGTAGCAACTAGTGTAGAGGAGAAAGTAGCTGTCATACAGATTTATATACACCACAAAGTTGATAAAGAGGTGAATATAAAGCCAGTGCTTCCTAAAGAGGCCCCCTTATTAGAGGTGGCCTACAGGATAGCTAAACAATGGGTAAGGGAAAATATAATAATTAAATAAAAGTTATGAAATTAGAGCTATACATGTTCTCAGTAATATACTCAAAATACGACACAGAATTTAAGGATTTTAGTCCGGAGTATCAGTATACTATTGTACATAAGGTGTACGACTTGTTCAAAAGTAGTGAATACTTTCCTAAGGGCACAGAACACACCTCTATTAGCTCTAATATTGTATCTTGGATAGATTCCCTAGATTGGAGACAAACTATAGAGTGTGAGTGCGGAAATTGGGAAGAGTTTTCAGTAGATGAGTCTAGATGCAATTCTAAAAGTTTTAAATGGATAAAAGATTGCGCTATAGACCCAACTGCTTACTATTCATGCCATTGCTGTAGTCAATCTGTTAAAAGTACGGTAAGACCTAATGAAGTAGAGTACAATGGATAACGAACTTAAGATAGAGCTAAACTCCATAAAGGACTACGTTAAAAAGGCGACTGGTCAAGATATATCAACAAGGAGTAGAACTAGAAAAGTGGCTTTTTTAGAGGCACTAACTATGTACTACATATTATCTTGCAACTACACCAAAGCTTCTCACGCAGAGATGGGAATGATTGCGGACGGTAGAGATAGAGTATCTGTTTCAAAGATGCTACAAAGAAGGGAAGAGAAGGTGCTATATAAGTACGATAGGGTTATAAAATCCTTCAATCCATTCTCTATGAAAATAAGTAAATCTAACTCCTTTTTAAGCGAGTCTATGAGGTCTTTATACGAAGCTAGGGATAAGCTAGACAAAGAGATTAACGGATTAGAAGACACCGTGAGATTAGAGACAGACTACATATTAAGGCAGGTTAGAAACGAAAAAGTATTCAATATTCTAATGCAGTTAAAAGGACTGAACTCGGAGCAATTAAGCATCATAGAAGACAGGCTTAAACCAATCATTAGGATGTTGCCTAAAAAATAAAAGTAATAAATTATGCGATTATTCATATTATTATCCGTAGTTTTGTTCAGCGTTGAGTCTCAGGCAGCGGATTTAGACAAGATAATAGAGGCTTTAAAGTATATCGAATCCAACAATAACCCAGATGCAATAGGCGACAATGGGAAATCATTCGGGATACTACAAATACAAAAGGCTTGTGTTAAAGACGTAAACAGGAGGTTCGGAACATCATACAGGCATAAGGATATGTTTAACGTAGAGTGTGCCGAAGAAGTGTTCAAGTTATATGCCACCATTGGTATAGAGAGATACCTAAAGAGGTACGGTAAAAGTCCTACGGCAGAGGTTATAGTAAGAAACCATAACGGAGGTGTGTACCAAGGCTATAAAATAGAGGCCACTAAAGGGTATTACAGGAAATACAAAAAAGTAAGAGAAAAACTAGACAGTAGAATCAATTAATTAAATTTAAAATTATGGCAAAAATTAAAGTAGACAAGACGAAAACACCAACTATCTTAGAACACCTAGGATACACGGACGAGGAGGCAGTTGAGGTATTAACTAGATCTCAGAAGTTCATAGCAAGTAAGATAGACATCTTGCTTCAAGACACAAGCAACTTAGATACGACAGATATCTTCAACGACTTCCACTTAGACTTCGATGAAAAAGAGAGAGATTTAGTCTTGTGCCAGTTATTAGCATCTATGACAGAGCAGGGTTTGATGGCCGCTGCAAGAGAGAAAGAGATTATGGGAGCTATGCAGCTACTAGTTGGAGACGAGGTTGTAGACATAGACGCCAATGGAGGGGTAAGCTTCGTATCGCCTTCAAAAAAAGGTTGTGATAAAGGAGATTGTGACGACTGCGGTTGTGACTAATTAAAAAGACTTCCTTAGAAGACAGATGGTTATAGTCTATGATTAAGGCCGAAGTACAAGGCTTTATAGAAATGTAAACTGAGCCTGCTTATAACGAGATATATAGTTATGAGTAGGCTTTTACACGGAGGTTCGAATCCTCCCTAAGGAACAATATAAATCAATTAAATCAATAAGAATGGTAACAGGAAACACTCTGATTAAATTAGGGTACAAGCCAAGTAAATGGTTTGGAGAAGCTATTGACGAGCTTAATGCCCAAGAGAAACAATTTCTAAAAATATTAGGCAGAAAGTTAACGGATGACGAAATAATATTTTCGTGTAATAAGTACTTACCTCCCCCAACTATAGGACTACATAAAGATCCTGTGAGTTACACTATCAACATTTTACCAACCAACGAAAAGGAGCGAAACAATGTAGATTTAGTAAAGATGTCCATGGACAGCTTGATGAAGACTCCTACAATTGTAGACGGAACTATAATGCCGGATGCATGCCCCACGGGGAAGTTAGGGCAGATACCAGTAGGTTCTGTAGTAGTAACTAAGAACGCAATCCACCCCGGTTTTCATTCAGCAGATATTTGCTGCTCTGTGTACGCCACGGAGTTTGCCGAAGGAGTTAAACCAAAGGATGTCATGGATATTGCATTTGAGACGACTCAATTTGGCCCCGGAGGTAGGAGAGGATTAGGAGGTTGGTCATCTATATTAGATGGAGAGTCTCTACTTACAAGTAGAATAGAAGAAAACTACTTCACTAAAGATTACATAGAGAAGGCTAGGATGCACATGGGAACACAAGGAGATGGTAACCATTTCTTATTCGTAGGAGTGTCAGAAGCTACCGGAAGAACGATGATGGTAACGCACCATGGGTCTAGAGGATTCGGTTCTAGTGTCTATAAAAAAGGGATGCATACTGCAGAGAGATTTAGAAAGCAATTAAGCCCTAAAACAGCCCCGATGAATGCTTGGATACCTTTTGAAGAAAAGGAGGGAGAATTGTACTGGGAGGCCTTGCAGATACTAAGAGACTGGACTAAATTAAACCACTCTTCTATACACAATAGGGTAGCAAACAAATTGAAGACTACTCCAATAAGATCTTTTTGGAATGAGCACAATTTTGTATTCAAGGACGGAGATAAGTTCTACCATGCCAAAGGCGCAACTCCTTTAGATGACAAGTTTGTACCGGATTCTACGGAGGGCCTAAGGCTAATACCTTTAAACATGGCAGAGCCTATACTAGTAGTAAAAGGAAAAACTACAAGAACTAACTTAGGATTTGCTCCACACGGTGCAGGTAGAAATGTAAGTAGGGCAGCACATAAGAGAAGTTTATCAGCCAAGAGCAACCCTCAGATATTCAAAGACGAGACTGCAGGCCTAGACATAAGATTCTTCTCAGGAGAGATAGATATCTCTGAGTTGCCATCCGCTTATAAGAACGCAGATACAGTACAAGACCAAATGGAGAGTTTTGGACTAGGAGACGTATTAGATAAGATAATGCCTTACGGAAGTATAATGGCAGGTGATTACGACAGATTTAAACCTTGGAAAAAGAAATAATAAAACACTATCAACATGAAACAAATAATAAAAAAAGCGAGTAGATTAGCATCATTTTTAGCAAGAGGTAGGTCAGGAGGACTAACATCGGAGGACAGTAAGAAGTTTATGGAGTCTCTTTTAAGGGATTACTCAGATGCATTAGACAAAGACCCTGATAAATTGACAGAAGCTATAGGTAAATTAATGGCGTTCTCTATCACCATGGCATGCTCTAAAAACTTAGACGATAGAATAATGGTTTTAATAGAAGAGTCTCAAGATTCTTTAGAGAGTATGATGCACAGAGGTTCAATCTTAAGGTCAGAAGACAACGGGCTATTGAGAGGCGTAGATTATATGCCTTTAAATATGCTTAAGGTAAACAACAGGATTAGTGGGTCGGAAGTAGATACGTATATAAAAAAGGTGTTTGGGGATGCAAAAGTAGTAAACTGCATGCTTAACTCTATACCTGTCACCCTAAACGACGATAATGTAGTAAAAGGATCGTCAGGATATTGGTCTCAATCGAAGATAGGTGTTTTAAGAGCTAAGTTAATGACTAAAGAAGGCACTATGGCCGAGGTTATCGAGTTCAAAGATAATAAAGACCCTTATATTTCAATCTTACTAGATAGGGAATTAATCTCTAGGAGTGAGTCTCAAAGATACCTTGAAGGAGACCTAGAGACTATAAACTCTTTAAAGGGTATCAGAAGAGCAGTAAAAGAAGAAATATACAAAGCGGCATATAGCTACTATAATCTTTAAATTAAATGAACGGAAGTAAATATATAAGCAGCTATAGATGGTTTGCATGGCACCCAGTTAGGTGCATTGAAGGTAAGTGGCACTGGCTAAAGATGATTACTAAAGAGGTCGATGAACGGCCTGTAGTCTATCTTGGCCTTTTGCCAGATATTAAATACATAGATTTTTAAAAATTAAACCTGATAACATGGAGTATAGAAAGGGAAAAGTAGTAATGCTACCGACAGAAGGAAAGTCACAAATTGTAGCACATATGAACAGTAAGAATTTATACTACTATGATAATGTTAGAGAAGCAAATGAAAAGAGGCAGTATACAAATCAAGACCTCTACATAACTGTAGATGAGGAGATTAAAGAAGGCTCTAGTGTACTCTATAATAAGACAGAGGTACTTCAAGTACAAATGGTAACTAAAGAGTCCTACCATTTTACAAATGGAGAATACGAAATGAAAACTAATATATTTTCATTAGATAAAATAATATCGTCAACAAATAAATCATTAGGTTTACCCTCGACACCACAGTCATTCGTCAAGGATTATTGTAAGATTGGCGGTATTGATGAGGTGTTGGTAGAGTACGAAAACTTCTGTACTAGCGAAGTAAATCAACACCCTAATCCTAAACTTAGGCAAAGGGTTGTGTGCCACAATTGCAGTGAGGATTGCAATTTAATACTTAACATAGATCCGGTACACAACACTATCACAATATTAGAAGTAAAACAATCCTACTCTATTCAAGAAGTCCTTGACTTAATTGAACTGCACGGAGAGGGAAAAATAAGACAGTTATATGGAAGATAATTTAGATTCAGAGTTAGCAAAATTAGTAAAGAAAGGTATAGAGGTGGCGGAGTCTACAGGTGACTTTGTAATAGAGCAGGCACCAATCCTGTTGCAAGAGTTTTATAGGTGGCATATAGCCTCGGAATCTTTAGGGATAGCTTTTTCATTCTTATACCTTTTCATAGCATACAAGATATTTATTTTATTAGGAAGGAAGGAGAAGTCTAGTCGATACAACAGCCTAATTGTGGGAAGGTATTATGAAAAGGAAGGCCCTATGTTTACCCTCCTTTGTATTTTTACAACAATTGTAGCGACTACATCACTTTACAGTTTAGTTGACGGATTGTACAACCTTTTAAAGGTTATAATTGCACCAAGACTCTATCTAATAGAGTACTTTATTAACCAATAAAACAACGAGGTATGAAAAAAGGAATAGATGTAAAAGTAAGGGATGTATTAGAAAACAGCTCGGTCGCTTATAGCGTATTAGAGTTCTGTGTAAAAGACACTTGTAGAGGTCTAGATATGTCTAATTTACTAGATAGGCCATTATCCTCAGTAATATTCTCTAAAATAAATTGGGGGAAGTGTTTAGACCATGGTATAGGTTGGGCTTCGATATACCCTCTCACCACGGATTCAGAAACAGACGTACTGACTATGATAAGTAGTATACTAGATCAGTACAAGCTTGGTAAAGAGGAGACAGGGAAGGATATTGTACAAGGGGTAAAAGAGCCCGAAACTACAATCACTCTTGAAGATTTAATTAAGGTAGCTAAAGAAAGGTACCCAGAAGGTACTCCCTACATTCCGCTATCATTCGGGAATAATGCATCTCCACGTGTATCTAAAGGAGATATATCCGGAGGTTTTTCAAACAATGTATGGGAGGTCAATGTATCTGGATACATATATAGAAATGGCAAGTGGGCTGAAATATTAGACAAAAAAGAAACTAAAGAAGAGACCTTAAAAAAGAACTTAGAAAAAGCCAAGAAATTCTACAAAAAAGGAGTAGTATACAGGTCTGTTAGAGGTTTCAGTGGTATGGAAGGAGTTACAGTTACGTCTAACGGAGAGATAAAGTCTAACAATAAAGGGGATATTTGGACGTATAACCAGAAAGGATTCCTCTACAGCAATGGAAAATGGGCTGATATAGTAAATAATCCGGAAAAAGAGACGAAAACCTCGACCAAAGACGTTAATTTAGAAATAGCCACGGAGTTCTACAAAAAAGGGGTGGTATACAAACCTATTAGAAGTGTCGTTAGTATGGAAGGGTCGGTAATTAAGTCTAACGGAGAGATAAGGACTAATAATAGAGGAGATATTTGGACGTGTAGCCAGAAAGGGTACATCTACCACAATGGAAGATGGGCTGATGTAATAACCGATAAAGAGGTGCCGGTATATGGAAACCCTTTTGAAGAGATTTTTAAAAGTTCAGGTAAATCATTTATAGAAAGTCCTAACACACCGACTCCTACCACCGTAGGCCACAAAGACATGGAGATGTCTGACGTCAAACTTAAAAAAATTAGAAAATCAAAATTGAAATATTAACTAAGTAAATTATATAATTATGAGTAAAACAAAAACAACAGCAGAGTCCTTCTTAGAAAGTTTTAAAGCGTTTTTAAAAGGAGACGACGATTCAGTACTAGCGGGAAAAGCTTACAGACAAGCACAAAGCTCTTTAAAATCTCATATCTCCTCTTACGAAGGTGATACAATAGACTTTGAAGACATGGTAACAAAGAGTAAAGAGCATTTAGAAGGCTCTAAAGTAAACTTTGGAAACCCTATCTCAGATAGAAAGGATTACATTACAGCGTTACTAACAGCTAAGAACAACTTAACGGAAGCAGAGCAAAATCTACAAGATCATTTAGATAAGATAAGCTTCTTGAGAGATGTTTTAGACAACCAGTAATCAATCTGGTAAGGAGGTAGATGCATATATGGAAAACAGGGGCCTCATAAGCGCCGATACCGGTTCAACTCCGGCGCCTCCACTAATAATTAAAAACAAAAGTTATGAAAGTATTTGTAATGGGAGACATCCACGGATCTGCAAAGGGCTTAAAGCAATGTTTAGAAAGGTCTGGGTTTGATAAAGATGTAGATAAGCTAATACAGCTAGGAGATATTGCAGACGGTTGGGATGATACTCCCGAGTGTGTAGATATACTACTGGGCATAAAGAATTTAGTGGCTATCAGAGGTAATCACGATGTGTGGTGCCACGATTGGATTAAGTACGGAAGTGCTTCAAGTAGTTGGCTTAGACACGGGGGAGAGTCTACAGTATACTCTTACGTAGATAAAGAATTAATACAAGACGAAAGGCACTTAAAGTTTTGGGAAGACCAAGTAGATTGGTATATAGACGATGAAAACAGACTCTTTGTACATGCAGGTTGGGATTATTCTCACCATGGAGATTTTGAAAGGCAGGCAAGCTTGAAAGTTAACGAAGGCTCTATAGCCAAAGAATGCCATTGGAATAGAGATTTGTACAGATCTGCGCTATCTCTTAGAAATAGAAAGGAGTTAGATAGCTTCAAGCCACTTAAGCAATTCAAGGAGATATACATTGGCCACACTTCACATAACAAAAGAAAACCTTTTTGGGTAGGTAATCTATGTAACATGGACACCGGAGCAGGCCGGAGAGGTCATCTTTGTATAATGGACATGGACACCAAAGAGTTTTGGTTATCAGATAGAAGTAAAGACCTATATCCGAACTCCAAAGGAAGGGGATAAACACTATCAAAAATACAGGATATGAAAGAGCATATAGAAAAGATTTTCAGGTCGGGCCAAACAGAGTCAGACTTTGAGATATACAAAAAGTTTCTAAGGATAATAAATAAAGAGGGGAGTAAGATTTTCCAAAAAGGTATAGACAAGTACATAATCCTAAATGAGTCCGAAGGTTGTTGTATAACAGTTGGAGGCAGGGTCGTAGAGTTGATACAAGACGGAAATATAATACTACTATCGGTAAACGAAGCTATAGCAGATAAAATGGTTAAGGTTACTATAAATAGGATAGAATCTAAAGTAAAGGAGCTACTAGATAGGGTAGACTCTCTTAGAGTAAAAGTAATAAAGGGTTTAAAAGACGAGACCGTAGACCTATCTAGAATAATGCCGTAAGATTTGGAATTTCCATTTAGTTTTGCTATATTTGCTAATATATAAATTACAAATATGCAAGATACTTATAAAAGGATTTACAAAATGGCAGAATCAGAGCTGCAAAAAAAGCCGTTTGATTTTGGTGACCATTTAGCCTATATTTATAAGGGCTTCAAAATATCAAAGAGAAATAGTGGGGAATACACTTGGAAGGATGTCAGATTTAGTGACTACTACGACGAAGTAGACCCCAAGATTACGGAGAATGTTTTAAGACTAGGTTTTGTAAAGACTTTACTAATGGTTATGGTTCATAATGACCAAGATAAGCTTACCAGTATAAACAGACAAATAATAACTATTGATACAGAGATTAATTATTGGACAGCACAAGCCACCTTAGCGTATTCAAATATGAAAAAGGGGAGCCAGAAGCCTAAGTCTAACACAGACAAGCTTCTTAAATCATACGAAAAGTCTAAGAAACTGTATGAGAAGAAAAGAAGACTGCTTAAAGAAAGTAAAGAGTCTTTAAGGTCAGACTTCGAGTATTACGAAAACAGAATAAAATCATATAACAATTAAATTCAATTAAATATGGCGATTAACACAAGGGGAGCAGGAGCTTCAAACACGACTTACGTAGGAGTTTACGCAAGCGAATTAGTATTAGAGAACACCGATGAGGCGAAGTTAACCTCAAAGTTAGAATCTCTAGGCCTTAATCCGGAGGATATTCTTGAAAGAAAGAAGACTAAAGGTAAGAACGAAGGTCAGGTAGTATATTACTACATTTTAAGAAACTTAGAGGCTAAGATTACCGGAGTTTCAATCAACGAAGCTGATTGGGGTGATATGGTAGAAGTTAGCATGGCTGACGTAGATGACAAGTATGTTATCTCGCTTGGAGATGTGTTCAGTAGAACATCTAAGGATTTTATTAGAAGAATCGGTAATTTAGATTTAACCAAAGAAGTAGATTTTGGTCTGTGGAACATGACTGCAGAAGAGACTGGGAAGTCTTCTAGAAGCGGTGTAAAAATGTATCAAGATGATGAGAAGGTAGATTACTTCCTTACTTATGACGATATGCCTGAGCCAGTCCAAAAGAAAAAAGGACGTCTTACAGAGTGGGATTACTCAGAGCAAGAAACTTTCATCTATGACCACTTAGTTGACTTCATCAAGGAAAACTTTAAAGATGGCGCACCTTCTGAGGATGCAAGTGGAGAAGACTCTGCTCCTAAAGAGGAAGTAAAGGCTAAGCCTGAGCGTAAGAAGAGAGCTAAGGCCTCTGACGCTAAAGAGGATAAACCAAAGAGTAACAAACCATTCTAAGAATATAGATGGTACCAATAGGTAAATTATGGGCGGATGCGTATTTTTCTACGTTGTCTGCCCATTCTAAACTCTTGTATATTTACTTAGCGACCCAACCTCAAATAAGCACTCTAGGAGTGTTGGTATTGAGAGACGAGTCTTTAAATACAGACTTAAACATAGGGATTACTGGGAAAGTTGAAATAGAAGAGAGTATAGAAGAATTAAAAGAGAGTGGGTATTTAGTTCATTTCAAAGATGGTTTATTTAACGTTTTTATAATAAAAGAACATTTCTTATCGCTATCTAAATCAAAACTTAACATCCGTAAGGCTATAGAAGAGGGGAAGGCCTCTCGATATAGGGATGAACTATTAGAGATCTACACAGAAGATGACTTCAAGCCACCATTAGCGTTTACACCTCCAACACCTGAGGAAGCTACACAACACGCATTGGAAAAAGGCTACATAGTAAACGGAAAAACTTTCGTTGACTACTACGCCAGTAATGACTGGTATAATAAAAATAATAAGAAAATAAGAAGTTGGAAACTCACACTAGAAAAAGTATGGTGTCGAGAAGAAAACAAGCTAGAGGCCGTAGACGGTGCTCCTAAAGGATATGAATATTTCTTCATAACCACGGACGATGGTACTAGAGTTTCTCCAAAAGGTTGGAGGGATGGTATACCTACGCATAGTAATTATATCATGGCTGAGCTTCTTAGAAGAGAGTTTGAAAAATCAAAAAAGTAACTATGAAGTTTTACATAAAAGAAGATTGCGGAGATAGGTATTTAGGCGAGAACGGAGTGTTTTTACCAACCAAAGAAGGGGCAAATATCTACGAATCAAAAGACGTATATAAAGTAATGTCTGACTTAAGTGCCCCTGTGTCAGCATATCCTGTTAACTACTTAGATCCTAGTGACGTGAGCTTAAGTGACCTTTCCACTCTGTATCCGGAAGACTCGAAGTGCTTAATATACTACCCCCTTTCGGGGGCTTTTTATAGAGAGCCTTGTGGAGGAGTTACACAAAACCCTGAGTCAGCCCACAAGTATGACCTTAAAGGGGTTGAGAATTTCTCGGGGTCAGGTATGTGGTTTATCCCATGCCACGACCCTGTTGAAGAATTATTCATATACTCCGAAAGATTTAAGGGGTTCTTAAAGTTAGACCCCTCTAGCCCAATTGTACAGGAGTCTGAATTAATCGGGAGAGAGGGTATATCAATTGTTCTATAATAAGTAACACTATCAAAAAAAATAACTATGAAGTTTTATATAAAAGTATTCGGCGAAGATTTATTTATAGGCGGTAATAATAGACGAGTGTCGGATAAAGCACAAGCAAAGGTTTACGAAGTAAGCGAAGTATTAGAGGCAATAACTGGTTTAAATGAAAGAGTAATTGCAGTACCTCTTGAGTATATTGACCTTAGTGAACGTGACTTAACTAAAGAAAGTATATTATATATTCCAAACACAAGGTTTTTATTGTACAGCCCAGTAACCGGAGTCTTTTTTAAAGAGCCTTATAAAGGAAATACAATAGACCCGGGTGGAGCTTACCAATACAGCTTAAAAGAAGTTAAATTCTACGGAGGTAGAATAAACTGGGCTCTCCCTTGTTCTGAGATTAGTTCAGAGGTGTTTGTCTACTCTACTCAACTTGGAAGGTTCTTAAAGGTAGACCCTCTTAGTCCAACCATACAGGAGCCTGAATTAATTGGGAGAGAAGGTATATCAGTTATACTATAACAAATAAAATTATCAAAAAAACAAATATGGCGTACAGAGAAACAGCAGAGTCTTACTTAAAAGCGGGCCTAAACCCCGTGCCGCTAAATAAAGGAGATAAAATACCTAACATATCAGGTTGGGGCCTCCCAATAGGAGAAGACTTATCAGGGTTCGACTTCCAAGAGATTGGAGTTTGTACGGGGTCAGTATCAGGAGGACTTGAGGTACTAGATATGGATTTAGATGTCTTAGAAAATCAAGATGAGGTTTGGGAGGATTGGAAGTCTAAGATACCTGATAACATATTAAGAAAATTAGTAGTAGCTAAAACTAAGAGTGGTGGTTACCACTTAATGTATAGAACTTCTGTAGTAGAAGGTAATCAGAAATTGGCATCTAAGGCAAATAAAGATGTCATAATGGAGACCAGAGGACAAGGAGGTTATATTAAGTGCTACCCGTCCGAGGGTTACGAGATTATCTACGGAGATATTCTTGACATACAGTTTATAGAGAACTACGAAAGAAATGTACTTATAACTACTTGTAAGACATACGACGAAAGGATTAGAGAAAAGAAAACCTTTTACGGTGATGGAGAATTTAAAGACCCCTTCCCAAAGTACAATGAAGACCCTGACATAGGGTTAGATATACTTGAAGAAGCAGGTTGGGAAGTATTAAGAGAGGATGCAAACTGGGTTTACCTAAGGAGGCCGGACAAACAAAGATATGGAGTGTCTGCCACTTACAACTTAGATGGTAATTTCCTTTACGTATTCTCAACCTCTACTGGATTCGATACAGAGAAGCCTTACAGTAACTCTGCAATCTACTCTATTATAAATGCAGACGGAGATTTTGCTAAAGGGTACAGACAACTACGTAAAATGGGGTATGGTGTAGACCTCCCTAAAGAAGACGAGGATGAGGATGATACTGATTACAGTGACTTGTCCTTTATATCTTGGGCAGGCGAAGACGAAGAAAAGTTAGACCAATACATATCGGGTGATATTCCATTAGGATTATCTTTCGGTTGGCCTGACTTAGATCCGTACTACGTATTTAAAGAGAAGACCTTAAACTTTGTACTCGCCTTTGAAGGTGTAGGGAAGACGTTCATGGTTCTCCATAAATTAGTAGGCCTATCTGTTCTTTACGGCAAGAAGTTTGCTATATGTTGCGGAGAGAATGATGTAGGTACAGTAAAGAGATATCTTTTAGAGGCCCTTTGCGGTAAACAAATCTCTTACTATAAAGGTAGAGACAAGGAGTTGCAAGTGTTTAAAGACTTTATGTACTCTCACTTCTTTATCTTTAAGAACGAAGAGTTTTTCTCAGTAGAGGATATTCTTAAGAGGGCAGAGGTTTTAAATAAGTTCCACAATTTAGATGGACTATTTATTGACCCGTTCTCATACTTTAAGAAGCCTGCTGCAAATACTTACAACTATAATGACGACCTTCTTTCAAGGCTTAACATTTACAGTAAGAAAATTATGGCAGTATTTATGTCTGTACACCCTAACACGGAGGCGGCCAGAGCACCTAGAGACCAAGATGGGTACCTAAAAGCTCCATACCACTACGATGCAATCGGAGGGAATATGTTTGCTAACAGATGCGACGGGTTCTTAGTGTATCATAGGATAACAAACCATAAGGTAGATGCCTTAAAGAGGATGATGGACATAAGGTCTGCAAAGATAAAAGATTATGATACAGGAGGTAGTATAACACCTGCTAGCGAGTCTACAGCTCTATCTTATAAGACTGTAGATGGATTTAGAGGCTACTTCGATAGCTCCAATAGAAATCCTATGTATGAGTCTTTAAAGAAACAAGGAATTGTTACTGAGGAGAAGGTTATACCTAAGAAGACTGCGGAGGATGCGTTCGGAGACGACACTAAACCAATAGTAAGACCATTTTAAAAATATTAAATATGAAAGATGACATTAAAACGCTTATAGGCTACTTAGAATCATACAACGAGTCCTTTAAGGTATCGTCTATGTACTTAATGAGTAAAGAAGAGGACATGGAGATGAAGTCTAAGATAGACGAAATTAAAAAGAGGAATAAAATTAAATAAGATAATATGGGAGATAGTTTAAAGAAATTTGAAGACATGATGGAAGACGACCTTTACAAAGATTTGGAGATAACTAGAGTAGATCATAATGAAGGTGTAATAAAGGCCGCTAGAACTGCTTCTGAGGGAAAGGGTGGAGGCCTAAGGTACAACACTGGAAAATTGAGGTACGACCTACAGCACCCAGTTGCAACCGAAGGCTTAGTAAAAGTTCTAACTAAGGGGGCAGAGAAGTATGCTCCTAGGAATTGGGAAAGAGGTATGAAATGGAGCGATGTAATTCAGTCTCTAGATCGACATTGGGCAGCGTTTAAGAATGGAGAGGACTACGACCCAGAAACGGGAGAGCTTCACATAAATCACTTACAATGTAACGCTCATTTCTTATCGGCATACTACAAGATTTATCCACAAGGGGATGACAGGGCCCACGGATACTTAGAGAATGTTAAGATAGGGTTGGATATAGACGAAGTACTAGCTGATTGGTTAGGAGCTTGGACTGAATTAAGAGGTTCAGATGCACATCCAAAAGACTGGTACTTCGATAGGGAGTTAATGGATATCTTTGGTAAGATGGAGTCAGATGGAGTATTGAACTCTTTCTTCATGGATATTAAACCTTTAATAGACCCTAAGGATATAAACTTTGATGTACATTGTTACATAACCTCTAGGCCTATCGACTCTAAGATTACAGAAAGATGGTTAGACATACATGGATTCCCTGCTAGACCTGTATACACAGTTAGTCCGGGGGTTTCTAAAGTAGATATCGCCAAGAGAGAGGGTATTGAAGTGTTCGTAGACGATTCGTTCGCAAACTTTAAAGCACTTAATAACGCAGGTATTTGCTGTTTCTTAATGGACAAGAGCCATAACCGTAAGTACGACGTAGGGTTTAAAAGGATTACTAACATAAACGATATAATTTAATTATGTACAGAGTTAAGATACTTTACTTAGATGACTGGTACACTGTTTATTTAGACGGTGTATCCATAGATTCCGGTCACGTATTAGAGGCCGAAGACTTTCTACTTCTATCAGAGAAGCACGATTTTAAGCACAAAGACATTGAGACCATTTGCGTCTCTAATGAGAGAGACATAGACTATTCTATGCGGCATGGAGGATTGCCTATAAACCTCAACTCACTTAAAGGAGAATACTAATGGCAACATACGTAGTTGATATAGAAACAGACGGACTTAAATCCACTAAGCTACACGTAGTATCTGTAGGTTACCAAGACGAAGATGGAAACTGGCAGGTAATTTCTACCAAAGATCCGGATAAAATAAGGAGTATAATGGAAGACGAAGATAATTTCATAGTCGGCCACTTCTTTAAATTATTCGATTCAGTAGAGTTAGAGAGATTGTTAGGGTTCAAGATAAAAGCCTTCGTAGTAGACACCTTGGCATTGGCTTGGTACTTATTCCCAACTAGAAAAGCTAGCTTCGGGTTAGCGCAGTTTGGAGTAGAGTACGGTATACCTAAACCTAAAATAGAGGATTGGGAAGGACTTACTTACGAGGATTATGAGCACAGGTGCCAAGAGGACGTAAAGATAAACATAAAACTTTGGGAGGAGTTAATCTCTAAGTTAATGGAGTTGTACGGTTCTTCCGAAGCGGCCTTCGAGTTTATAAAGTACTTGATGTTTAAGATGGATTGCTTAGTCACTCAACAAGCTGAGATGTGTAGAGTGGATATATATAAGGTTAAGGAAAATATAGATATCCTAGAGCCTATGCTTTTAGAAAAGGAGGACATGCTTATAAGAGCTATGCCTGAGGGGGCTATAATTAAAACCAAGCCTAAGGTGATGGTTAAAAAGAACAGGCAACCCTCTGCAAATGCTATTAAGTGGTTTCAGTACTTAAAAGAGAATGAACTTCCTCCAACAACAGAGGAGGTTAGAGCGCCTGCAAATCCTAGTTCCACTACTCAGCTTAAAGATTGGCTGTTTAGTATAGGTTGGGAGCCTAAAATATTTAATGACGGGGCCAACGGGCCAGTACCTCAGATTAGAAATAAAGACAGGGAGTTATGCGAGAGTATATTAGAGCTAAGTGATAAAGAGCCTGCTATACTTTACTTGGATGGCCTTACCGTGATAAATCACAGACTTGCTTTACTTCGATCTTTGAAAGAATGCTCTGACGAGAATGGAATGACCATAGCCAGTGCTGCCGGACTAACCAACACATTAAGACTTAGACACTCTAAGCCTATTGTGAATCTACCGGGGGTTACAGGAGCTATACACGAAGCCATGGAAGGCGGGATGTCTAAGGCCGAGGCTGTAGAAGCTAACCTTAGAGACGGTCAATTAATCAGAGAATGTATTATTGCTAAAGAGGGCCAAGAATTGTGTGGTTCGGATATAGTTTCCTTGGAGGATAACACCAAGAGGCATTATATGTTTAACTACGACCCTGACTATGTTATAGAACAGATGTCAGAAGGTTTCGACCCACACTTAGATTTGGCATTAAGGGCAGGCGCGATTACTCAAGAGCAATTAGATTTGTATAAGAGTGGTGATAAGGCTACTAAAGCGCTACTTAAACCTATACGAGATGGCTATAAGATGGCCAACTACGGGTGTATTTACGGAATTGGAGCAGAGAAGCTTGGAGAAGCCATTGGCATGAGTACCCAAGAAGCAAAAGTTCTTATTGAGGCCTACTGGGAGAGAAATTGGAGTATAAAACAATTACCAAGGGATATAAAAGTTAAGACTATAGGAGATCAAATGTGGCTACTAAACCCAGTTAGCAACTTCTGGTACTCAGTTAGGTCTGAAAAAGATATATTCTCGACGCTTAATCAAGGTACAGGTGCTTACATCTTTGATGTTTGGTTAAAGTACATAACCTTAGAAGGTCTTTCCCCGTTCTTGCAGTACCATGATGAAATGGTGGTTTCTATAGAGAAAGGTAGGAGAGAAGAAGTGAAGATTATTATAGATGAAGCTATGGATAAAGTTAATGAATTGCTTAACCTAAACATAAAAATCTCTGTTGACGTACAGTTTGGGGATAATTATGCAGATGTTCACTAAAAAAAGTAAAAATAATTAACTAAATCCTTGTAAACAAAGGAAAAAAGCTATATATTTACAGAGTATGAAGAAAAAAGCTAAACCTAAAACAGCTAGAGGCTATAATAGGCAAACAAACGCTAAGAAAATAGTGTACGATGGCATAACTTTCCGGTCTAGGTTGGAGATGATGATGTATAGATTGTTACAAAAAAACGATATCCCGTTTGCTTATGAAGAACAGAAGTTTAATATAGATACAGCATTTACATCTCCTAATATTTCTTATGAGAAGTTTATGAATGGTAAAGGAGTCTACAAAGATAGGGGGGGTAAGGCATATACAGACGCCATCTACACCCCCGACTTTACTCCGCCAGTGGGGAAGCCATTAACTTGGCTTATAGAAGTAAAGGGGAGATCTTTCCCCGACTTCCCTAGGACTTGGAGGCTATTCAAGAAGTATCTAGTAGACTACAAACTAAACACAGTTCTTTTTATGCCTAGAAATTTAGAAGATTGTAAAGAAACAATAACCTTAATTAAGAATTTATGATTAGAGAGAGTTTAGATAGCCCCCGTATACGGTCTATCAACCATCAAACAACCGACCTAAGACAATCTTGCGTAGAGCTAAGAGACTCGTTGGTTGAAAAAAATAGGGTAGAAGCCCTAGAGGGTATAGAAACCCTTAGAAAAGGGCTTAACATATTAAAAGATCAAATTGTCCATGGCGATATTATATAAAGATTTAACGGAAGTAGAGAAGAAGGTTATTAAAGGACTGTATTGGAGAGCAGACGATGACAAGGATCCCATGACTAGGGCAGAGGCTCAGGAGGTATTAGCCTCTGAACACGGAGTAACAGAGAGGACTATCCGAAATTGGGCTAAGAAATTAAACGTTTCTTCTATCAAAAATACCTCACCTGCAAAAATACTATGTTTCGATATAGAGACTGCAGCAATGGAGGTTCGATCGTTTCAGAAATGGGGCGTGAATATTGGAGACAATATGATAGTGAGAGATTGGTTTATGATTTGTTGGAGCGGTAAGTGGCTATTTGAGGACGAGATTTACTCTATGTGCCAAACTAAAGAAGAGGTTCTTAAAGGAGATGATAAGAGAATTTCTATAGGATTATGGAATATGTTGGACGAGGCTGATATTGTAATTGCCCACAACTTAAATAAGTTCGATAGAAAGAAAGCTAACACTAGGTTTTTACAACACGAACTAGGTTTACCTTCTCCGTATAAAGGTATTGACACTTTACTACACGCAAGGAGGTCTTTTGCTATTACATCTAACAGACTTGATTACATAGCTAAAAACTTCTTCGGAATAGAGGGTAAGATTAGAACAGAGACAGACTTGTGGAACAGGTGTGTTATGGGTGACGAGAAAGCCTTAAAAGCAATGCAGTTGTATTGTGACCAAGATGTGAGAGTTTTAGAAGAGGTTTACCTTAAACTAAGACCGTACATCCAACCTCACCCTAATGTAGGATTGCATATTGCAAGTGACGTTGAGGTTTGTGCTACTTGTGGAAGCGATAACCTATTTTGGGGAAGTGAATACAAGACTACAGTTAATGCCTATAGAGCGTATCAATGTAACAATTGCCAATCTTGGGGTAGAAGCAGAAAAGGAGCATTGTCAGTAGACGAAAGAAGACACATAACGGTAAGTATACCATCTTAAAACAAACATATGAAGAATTTAGAAGTTATTAACGCAGCCTTCAACAAGGCAACAAAGGCAGGAGTTTACGACGTAAATGAGGTGTTAACAGTAGCCTCGGCTATAAACAACGTTGCAGGGGTTATTCAAACTGCGGAGGCGTCCAAAATGATGGTTAAGAGTCCTGTGACTGTACCGGCGCCCGGGGAAGATAAGGAGGCGCAAGCAGCTAGAGAAGGAATAATTAAAATGGAGACAACTATAGACTAATATGAAGATACTAGGAGACAGAATAATGATTAAGCCTTACAAAGAAAATACTGTGGACGAAGGTTCAGGTATGACATTTAGACCAGACGATGACAATATACCCTCTGCGGTAGTTGTCATGGTGTCTGAGGAACTAAAGAGTAAGGAAGAGTTCGTAAATATCCCAGAGGTCGGGGATAGAGTTTTTTACGTAAGACCAAGAGAAAAAGGAAAATGTCAGTATGAGGATAAAGACCATTATATCATACCGATAGCAAACATAGTAGCTATATTATAATATGAAAGGAATCAGATTAAATACGCCATACACAAAGGCATACGACGGAGAAGGAAACCTAATCAATGAAATACTTTTTGGATACCGCTCTTTAGGGCCTAACAGGAGACAGAGGAGAATAGACTCGGGTATTTCTTCTTCAAGACCATTTTCTAACAAGAAGGGCCGACAAATAGTAATAACTAAATACGGGCCTTTCCACTTCTTAAAAACAGAGAAGATAGTTAGACAAGGGTATAAGAACACAAGACTAGAAACTAAAATTTTAAACTAGAAATATATATGAGTACAACAATTAAGTTCGGATTAGATTCAAGAGAGGCGCTTAAAAGAGGAGTAGATACTGTTGCAGATGCCGTTAAGGTAACGCTTGGCGCGTCTGGACGTAACGTAATAATCCCTGCAAATAGAGAAGGACAGTTAGTTTATACTGTAACTAAAGATGGTGTATCTGTGGCTAGAACTATAACCCCTAAAGATCCTTTCGAGAATATCGGAGCGTCTATGATTAAAGAGGCTGCAAGTAGAGCCAATTCACAAGCAGGGGATGGAACAACCACCGCTACAGTAATAGCGCAAGACTTATTTAGTGTAGGTTTTAAGATACTTAAGGAAGACGGTAATATTTCGGTAACGGAGTACAAAAGAGGTTTAGACAAGGCTGTAGAAGACTTAGTTAAAACATTGAAGAATAACTCTACTAAAGTTTCTAAAAAGAACTTAAAGAGTGTCGCTACTATCTCCGCAAACGGGGATAAGGTTATAGGGGATATTGTATCTAAGGCATTTAGTAAGATAGGTGAGAATGGTACAGTTATTTCGTCAGTATCCGATACAGCGGAAAGTTATGTAGAGATGCGTAACGGTGTTGTACTCGATAGAGGGTATTACCACCCAAGTTTTGTGACTAATAACCTTACAGACGTTTGTGAGTTGGAGGACACTTTTGTATTACTTCACAAAGGTAAGTTAGAGAAGGGTGACGTTACTGCAAACTTCTTAAAGCAAGTATTCTCTTCTGTTAAGAACAAGTTATTGATTATAACAGACGATATTGACCCAGTTACATTAGGTAACTTAGTGGAGAACTCAAACGGGCCTCTTAGAGGAAGAATTTGCGTAGTTAAATCTCCTCAGATTCTTAAGATTGAGAGAGACCTTTTAGGAGATATTGCCACACTTACTGGGGCGAAGGTTGTTTCAGAAGTAGAGGGAGTTAAATTATCTACCGGAGTATTAGGTAAACTTAAAAGGGCAGTAATGTCTGACAGAGATACCTTATTAGTAGGAGATAGCGATAACTTATCTGACCTTATCGAGGAAGTTAAAAAGAAGATTAAAATCACCGAAAACACTTTCGATAAGAAAGACCTTCAAGAAAGGTTATCTAGAATCACAGGAGGCGTAGCTACTATTTACGTAGGGGCAAAGTCCGATAGTGAGTTGAAGGAGAAGCAAGATAGAGTAGAGGATAGTATTAATGCTACAAGGTCTGCCCTAGAAGAAGGAATTGTTTCAGGTGGAGGAGTTGCCTTGGCAAACGCATCTGCAGAAGTTCTAGGAGCTTATGAAAGTGAAAACTTAAAAGATGCATTCTCTCTTGGATACCTCTCTGTATTAGAGTCGGCAATTGCACCTATAGAGGCCATTCTTAGTAATGCCGGAATTGAGTACAAGACCCACACTACTAGAGGAATAGGTGTAGATGTTAGAAGTGGAGACCTAGTTGATATGATTGAGGCAGGTATTATTGACCCAGTTAAGGTTACTAGATGTGCTTTAGAGAACGCTGCCTCAGTAGTAGGTACATTCTTGACCACAGAAGCGGTGGTTGTGTTTAACCAGTAAATTAACCTAGCCCCCTTGGAAAACTCTAAGGGGGTTTAATAATATTATATGAGACTATTAAAGAAACAAAATTTAGAAGACTTACTCTTCTTGGATATAGAGACAGTACCTTGTACTAACGACTTCAACGAAGACCACCATATGTGGGATGCTTGGGAATACTACTGTATTAAGAACGGTATAGAGGATGTAAAAAACTCTTTCTACGATAAGGCCGGATTAGAGGCTGAGTTTGGAATTATTGCATGTATTACGATAGGTGTAGTTAGAAATGGTGAAATATGGTTGAAGACTTTTAGCGGAGAAGAGGCCGATTTACTTAAAGAGTTCAATGAAGTGGCGTCCGGATTAATTAACAACAAGACCTACTTATGTGGTCACGTTGTAACTGGATTTGACGCTCCTTACATTATGAGGAGATGCCTAGTTAACAGAATACTACCACTTGAAATATTCGATACGGCTCACTTAAAGCCTTGGGAGATGTCTCACTTAGATACGGCAGTACTTTGGAAGAATAGTGGATTTAAGTATCCTACTCTAGTATCACTTACTTCTGTATTAGGCCTAGATTCCCCTAAAGACGGAATTAGCGGAGCAGATGTAGGTAAGGCATTCTACGAAGGTAGACTAGATGAGATAATCGAGTACTGTGAGAAAGATGTTAAGGCGGTTGTAGATATAGTTACAGCCCTTAGGCAAGAAGACTCTCTGCCATTGGCCAACCAAGAAGGAGAGCCCGAGGTAGAGAAAAAAGGAGTATTGACTTACCTTTACGAAGGTGGTGCGTACGACGAAGAGGTAGAAGCTAAGCTTATAAAGGTGTTGGCCACTTTTAATGATAAAGATAAGGCTGCCGCTATAGAGCTACTTAACGCTATACCAACAAAAGCAAAAGGTAAGGTAACTTACATAACTAAAAAAGACATAAAGAGAATAGCCAATGGGTAGAGTAGACAGAGAGACCGGAGAAGGTCAATACAAATACTACGTAGAAATCTACGACGCTAAGTCTGGAAAGTGGGAGTCTGAGGTAAGGTCATACAGGACTGAGCAAAATATAGAGGACTACCCCGACGTAGAGGGAGAGAGAAAGAATTTCACTAAACTTAAGTAGTATGTTAAGAGATAAAGAAGTAGAGTTAGTAAATTCTATAAAAGGTAGAATAGAAAAATTAGGATATGTCTTCACTAGAGATACTGACATTAGTGTAGAGTCACTAGAGGAGATTATACCTATGTATATAGAGAGGAAGTTGCGACACTCTTTAATAGATCCCCAAGAGCTAAGTAAAAGCTTTTTTGGGAAGAAACCAGAGCAATTAAGATTAGACGTCTTCCTGAGTGAGGAGTCTTTAGTTCGAATAAAAGAAAGTGTAGCAAGTTGTAATTCAAGTGTCTACTCCAATAACAAGGGGTCTAGGGCACAAACTAAATTATTTTCGGATTTTAGTATCTTCATTTGGGGGATTCTAGTAGACTTTAGTGTTAGGTCTCACATAGGTGACGACTTAATAATGGGGTTAAACGACGGAGAGTCGCCAACGGAGGTGGACTTATTATCAAAAAAAGTTATTTAATGATAGAACTACCAAAAAAAGACGAAACAGGTAAGAGTTACCTATCGTACAGTCAATACAGTAAATGGAAAGGGAGTAAGAAAGATTATATAAAGTCTTACTTCCTAGGAGAAAAGTTTGAAGGTAATGCATACACCGAGTTCGGTAGCATGATTGGAGAAGCTTTAGAGAATGATAACTTTGACGGATTTGAGCCGCACGAAGTAAGATTGCTTAGTGGTGTAACTAGGCTAGATGAGTTTGAAAGAAAAATTCTCTTTGATTTAGGAGACTTCGGAGTACTTGGCTACATTGATACAAACGATAATAAAGGTGGCGTAGTAACTACAATTATCGATTATAAAACTGGGGCCCTCAACAAAGAAGAAGTCTACCAAGACCCTGACTATGACCAAGTAACTATCTATGCAGGCGCTATAGAACAAGAGACAGGAGTACTTCCTGTTAAAGGTTGGGTAGAGCTTATAGAAAGAAATGGTAATCCTTTTAAAGGAGAGCAGTTAACTTTAGGTGGGTCTGTGGTAACAATAGACCAAGATGTATCTAGAGAGGCAGTAGACGCCGTTAAAGGTCGCTTAATAAAGGTGGCCGAAGATATCTCAGACCATTACAAAGTATTCAAGGCTCTAGAGTTCTTAATACAGATTTAAAAAAGAAACCCCCTCAGGAAATTAATCTTGAGGGGGATTTTTTATTTTACAGAACTATATACTTTTCTAGTTCTTTCCATTAGTAGGTTCAACTCTTCTTGTTGTTCTACTAGAAGCTTCACTTGTTTGTTGTAAGCTTTTCTTCCTTCCTTTAGTTTAGAGTCAACCAATCTCTTGGCCTTCTCGTCAGAGATTTTACCTTCATCGGCTCTCCTTAGTATCTCAGAAATATCAAAACTATTCTTCTTTTGAATACTAGACATCTTATCATTAATTTCCTTTTGTTTGTAGTTTATTGTTTTGTAACCACCTTCAATAGTCTTCTTAAGACTTTCATTATCGTAGGTTTGTACTTTAACTACTCTAGAAACTATAATATCAAATAACGTCTTATCCCTTCCGAAATAATCTTCTCCGTACTCATTGGCCAAATACGCATCTTGTATAGGTGCGAATAGTGGGAACTGAGACCTAGAGATATACTCTAATCGGTTAACTAACTTCTCTCCGTCATCTAACCCAGATTCCTTATACCTAGTGGCGTAAGGGTCTGTAATGGCCTTCCCTCGGAAATCTTTATTACTGAAAAAGGCTGCGTACCAAGGGCCTAATAATAAATCCGGAGTGTCTAAACTACCAGACTCTTGCCCCTTCTCTTCCATACCTGTATTTTTGTACTGGAATGGCATGAACTTACCTGCCTTCTCTAACATAGAGCCTGTAGGAATGTCGTATTCGTAGAATGGAGAAATAAATCTCGCTACGTTTACTTCCTTGTCTTCACTTACTTTGAATGTAAGAGGGATGTCAGCAAAACCTAAGTTTATTTTAGGTATGAACGGTCTAGCCTCTCTTATCAATCTCTCTTCCTCTTCTTCACCTGCAAGCATGGTAGATGTAAATAATGCAACACCTTTTAACATGAACATAAATGAAGCGGTTGTAAGTGGTCTCTTAGTAACTGCATTCTTCATAATCCTTTGTAAATCCGCTTGGAACTTTATGTAAGCATTACCCACCAATGGCGTCTTTGCCGCTAAATCCCAAGTCTTACCTACAGTCGCATAGTTTTGGAATCCTTCAAATACTTTTTGTACAGCTTCGGCCTCTGTGTATCCAACTCTCTTAAGTGCCTTGAACGCCGCCAACTTCATAACATCATCCGAAGATGAGTACATCTTTTGAGCGAACTCGTCTACCTTAAGAACTTTCTCCCACGCCTTTTTAGCTGCGGTAGTTGCCTTGTTATTTACACCTAAGTTCTCCGCCTCTGCTCTAGAATTAATTAAATCCCCTGAAAGAATATCTGAGTCAATTATACCGAACTCTAATAAAGTTAAGTAGTCACCAGACTTAGATTTTAAATCTCTTCTAGCCCCTAAAGACTCGTAGGCCATTTGACCAATGTTTATACCTGTAACAAATGCAAAAGCTGTGTTAGATACCAAGTTACCTAATTGAACTACAGGAGAGTAAACAGTATGATACTTTTTCAAGAACTGTCTAACTGCATTCCTATCGTAATACTTAGCTAATTTGTAAGCAAGGTCGGCATACTTGTTATTAAAGAAATACCCTTTGAAATCTTCCGCCACGTAATCAACTACATACTTGCCGTCTAATTTACCATAGGCCTTCCCAGTAAGAAGCGTGTACCCTTTAACTTTGCCATTCTTATCTTTAAGCTTATCGTGTTCTGCTTTATCTAAAACACTACCTTTCTTTTTAGATATTAAAGAAGAGTATGCCAATACCGCTGCGTTTCTTTCCGTCTGTACCATTCTATTCATAGTTAAATAAATAGGGTCTTGTATAGCGTTGTCAACCATCCATTCAGTAATGTCTTTTCTTTCCTTGTATATATCGTCTAAGATTTGATTCTTAATAGTAGATTCTACAGGTTCGCCCACAGTCTCGTGTCCTTCATAACCTCTACCGATATAGTTATCTTTAAATTTATCATAAGTCTCTTTAGAGATTAATCCTAATGCAAAGTTAGTTTCGTGAGTCTGGTTATTTATGTCTCTAAGTATATCGTATAAAGCTCTCTCGTTGTCTGTTAACTCTTCAAGTAAAACTCCGTCTTGTACGCTGTATAATCCCGGATCTAAAACAGAGTGAACTCTTCTAGCTGATTCAGGGTCGTTGTTAATAAGCGTCTTAAGATCCTCGGCCATTTTAGCCGCCTTAACGTAAGCAAGTTTTTGACGACCTGCAACCATACGTCTTTGTGTCAACTCTACGTCGGTACGTGGTAAACCATTTGCCCAACCTATAGCGAACTTAGCCGCACTTCTAATAAGGTCGTTTCTACTCTTAGCTCCTTCATCTATCTTTTGAGCCACGTATCTATCAGCTACATCCGCCATCTTACTGAAAACTGCTTCATCTATGAAAGATACCAATGGCACCCCAGAGAAAAGTTTTCTAGTGATAGACTTTCTATCCTTCTTAGTAAGTATGTCAAGGTCGCCCATCTCAGATTCAAAGTTGTCGATAACTGCTTGTTGGTCAGCATCGTTCAAACCTTTAAACCAATCAGATTCTTTTACGTGGTTTAAACCTATAGAAAGTAAGTCCGCTGTAGTTTTAGCCGCAGCAACCCCAACTCTCATAGCGTCTACCGCACTCTTGGCAATAACTACTGGTAAGTTCATACCTGCTGTAGCTCCTCCAAAATTCTTCAACTCTTTACTAAGTTTTGTCAAATAAGCCTCTGCCTTAGCTAGGCCTAATGTGTTAGAAAGGTCTACCTCTGATAAACTTTCTATTGGATTAGTACCTGCAAGTTTTGAGTCTATAAGTTTTAGCGCCAAGGCTTGATTCTTAGTAAGGCCCCTTTTAGTATTAGATAATCTCACCAACTTTGCTTTTACAGCTTC